TAGTGCCACTTCTTGCCCCGTCGTTTGAGATACCGCATAGGGTCAAGATCGATTATGATAGTCTTCCGGGGTGGCAAATTAATATCTCCATTTGTAGTGCAATTAGTAATGCAAAAACGGAAACTTTGTCAATAAGCCATCGGAAGACATTTTAAATCGTGAAGCAATATCAGGTGCTTAGACGAAATCTTGTCGTCGCTCCTCTATAGATTGTCATTTGAGGCGCACCGTAATGAAATCAAATGCTTGCGACGACTCAAAGCCTATGTTGTAGTGCATTTAGTGGTGCATTTTTCACAGGATTTTGGTCATGCAAGCCGCTATTAGCACAGGCCGCGACACGCTTACAAACACTTACGGCCTGACCCGCGACGAACTGATTATGCATTTGCGGGTTGCCCCCGAGACGGTCGACGGTTGGTTGTCCGGATCGAGACGGCGGCCCCCATATTTCGACGCTGCGCTACGAGCCGCGAAAGCTGGTCTACATCCGATATCCGCCGCGATCGTGCCGAACTACTGGAAAGAATTGGGCGTCGAGCAGCCACAGGTCAGGTTCTGGCAAAAGACCGGTCAAACACCCGCACCGGCTCGAATGGCCGTCGCCTGGATTATTCACAGTCGGATAACAGGTCGGCGTTGACAGAAGACGGACGGTTTCATAGCCTGCAACTGTCTCGATCGGAATTTCCAACCGAATACGGGTATAGCGCCAGAAAGCCTCGTGCCGGATCTTGTCACTCGGTTAGCGGGGCTTTCTCTTTTTAGCCGACCGCTCGCATTGTCGGCACAACATACCCCTGCCCGATGTCGTAAGGCATTGTTACCCCCGGCTTGGCGTACAATGTCGGCCGGGTGTTGCCTTCCTGCATGATCGTGGTTGTCGCCTTGCCGACTGCAACGAACCCTAGCGACTCGCATATAAGCGCAATCTTCCGTGGCGGACGCTTCAGGCCGTTGTTGCGCAAGAGGTTCGTCACGGCCCACGATGACAGCCAGCCGTTCCGGAAGCCCTGCACGTCGCTTTCTATCGCCTCAATAATGTATTGCTCCGCGATACCATAGGACGCGCTTACGGCTTCGTCAGTGCTCGACGTGCGCGGCGCGATAACGCAGTTCTTGGCGGGGTTGAATTCTTCCTGAATCTGGTAGGTCAGGAGAAAATTCCGAATGATCGCCATGCCGTCGGCGCTAAGCCAATCCCAAAGTCTCGGAAAATAGTTATCCGACAACATGCCGTCCCGCTCCATATCCTCGCGCGACTGTTGCGCGGTGTAGAAGACGGCGAAGCGCCGATCGTCCTTTTCCTTGATAATCGCGTCTTTGTGGTTGGTGCAGAAAAACCAATTGGCGCAATAGTCCCGGTTCATGCCGGCATCGATACCTTTTTTCTCGATTTCGACTTTCTTCCCGGTGATGTAGTTTTTCAACTTCTCCAGCATTTCGAGCTTTTCGAACATGTGGATTTCTTCGACGTTGATAAATATCCGGTTCCCAAGGAACGGGTTGAATTGCTTCGTGATCGACTCAGCTTCCGGCGTCCAGGAATACTTATCACCGATCGCATATGAGAGAACTTCGCCGATCGTGGATTTGCCGTTGCCTTTTGTGCCCTGAAGAACCGGTGACCAAAGAAATTTCTTGCCGGGATATTGGACCAGGGCGGCCATCCACGACAGCAATATTTCCCGATCGCGTTGGTTCGGCAACAGACGGCGCAAGAATTCGAGGAACGGAGCGGGGTCGCCCTCGATCGTCCGGATTTCCTCGCAAAAGTAAATGTTGATCGCTTCGCCGATGATGACACCGGACGGTGACATAGGACGAAAACACGTGCGCTGCACCTTGGGGAACCGTATCGCCCGGTTGACGGTGAAGGCATCCCACGCCGAATAGGTCGGCTTGCTGCCGTCAAATGACATAGCGAACTGATGACCGCCGAACATGACGTCAAATTGCGTTCGCTTCAGGAGTCGACCACCAGGCACCATGACCCGCTCGTCAAGCTCGACATAGACGCAGCCTTTGAAATAGTCTGGCAAATCACCGATGCCGAGAAATTCCCTGCCGTCGCCGTTCACTGCCACAGGTTCGGACAACGCGTCACCTGGAGCGGCAAGCGGAATGTTCATTTGACGCGGGCGAGCGTAGACGTTGCGGCACGATCGAACGGCCTTGCTGACCGTCTCGGCTCGATAGTCGGACCGCTTGTCATATTTTTCGCGCATCAGTCCAGAGCGTCGAAACAAACGGTCCATACGCGCCGTGTTCTTGCCGGCATAAAACGCAAGGTGATTAAATAGCGCCTGGTCGGCGCTGGAGCGGTCGAAGGCGTCACCTGTGGTTGATGGGTACACACGCCCCAAAACATCCGCCCGCGCTTCCCATAGGTCGCCTACGGTCGCAGTATCGCCGAACGACGCAGCAATGCCGCCTTTGGCTGCGCACATGATCCTGATAAGCTCGTCATCGTCTGCCGGCCCGTTCCAATCCGGGTCCGTCGTATCGGCAAACGGCACGGCGTCGGCCGGGTCGCTCGATACCGGCACGAGCGCGGCAAGGGTCGACGTCCAGTCGAGATTGATATTCCCTTGCATCCCCTGCCCGAGCGCAACGAAGCGCTTGGTTGAATAATATTCCAACCAGGTGCCGGGGCGTGTCGCTGTGCCGAACTTGTGCTTGCGCGGACCGAGCGCCAACGGGTCGCACACGCCCATGATATGCAAGCCGGTTCCGTTCACGGATACTTCCATGCAGGCGCCGGGGAACATCGCCGCGATCTGAAGCGCTTCAGGATGCCATTGACCGCTGACGGGGTCGCGGCAGTCGTCCAGGTCGAAAAGGAAATAAGGATCGTTGTCAGTCAGCACCAGGCCGACACGAAGGCCGGTTGCCGTCGCTTGTTCATAGGTCATCCACTGCGACGGGTCGTGCGGGTCGATCGCATAGCCGGTGCGCGGATCCGTCGGAACCTTGCGCGGCTTGCCGCCTGGAATAAGCGTCGGCTGTTCTGACCAGTTGATAAAGTGAAATGTCATGATCTAAGCGCGCACCCTGTAAGCCGTTATCCGGCCAAGGTCGGAAACGTCGTCAGCATATGGCCCCCATTGCCAAAGATATGCCGGATTGTTCTCGAACTCTTCACCGTCCGCAAAACGGACGTCTACACGCATTGAACGATTGACAGGCAAGCCGCGCCCGTCGTGGTCAAGCCACTGTCTCGACTTCATCGGCGCACCTGAAACCGGCCTTCGCGATGATGGTCCGTTGTTCGTCCGTCGCCGGCTTGAACGTCGGGACGTAGCGGATTGCCTTCGAACCGTCACGAAGCGTCACAGCTTCAAGCGGGGTCGAGTAACGGAACGCCTGTGCCGGTGACTTTGCAACACACGCATGCGCGTTCTTGCGACCTGTGAAATTCTTGAACTGTTTCATGTTACATCGGCCTCCGTTTCGTTTGTTTCATGTGCGAGCAGACTTCGTCAATCCAGCCGCGACAATGCGCCCTGTTATACGCACCTTTTGCACCCAACATGAAGTCATTTCGAGACGTGTATTTCAATGCTTCCGCAACGCACCGGTCTTTCGTCCAATATCCTCTAGGACGAAAACGGGGTGTCATGTGGTCACAAATTTCACGCAACCAACCGTTTCGTTGCGCTGCCACGTATGCGCCACCTTCCCCATGAAGGAACTCTCTGGCGGTCTTGTATTTCAGCGCTGCCTTAGCGCAGCGTTGTTTGTTCCAATGACCTTTTACGTTTATTACCCGCTCCATATGTGCACAAACGTCGTCCAGCCACCCTTTACGATGTGCTGCGGTATAAGCGCTTTTCACACCCAACTCGAAAGCTCGCCGTGTCGAATATTTCGATGCCGCCTCGACACAACGTTCTTTCGTCCAGCGTGATTCACTGCCGCCAAGCGACCCGGCGACGTTGATATTTACCGTTTCGACGCCGATAACCCGCAAGAAACGAACGGCCTTTGCTTCGAAGCGTTGGGCGACGTGGTCGGGCATTGGTCCAGTCTTCAGAATAGAGTGACTGCCCACGAAAAGCTGAGGCTTGCGCCGTTTGTGATCAAGCATTCGTCTAACAAACTGCCCTGTCAAACCGGCGTATGCTTGTCCTGTTTCATTATTCAGAATGATATAGACTAGCCGTGTCACGTCGGTCTCCGTAGAGGTTCATTCGAGAACGGGATGTCATCGGACCAACAGCACCACATACAGTCCATAGTTGCCGCACCCTGACCCGTGAAATCCACTCTCCAGGTTAACGGATGACACGCTTTTGGCGGGTGTTTCTTCCACAGTTTGTGACGCTTATCCGCGTTCCAATATGTTGCTTTCAGATACATGGCGATGAACGGAAAGCCGAGCTCGTGCGCGTGTGTAATGAAGTCGTCAGCGGCGAAGAACGGCGGGTTTGTGATAAACCCCATACGCGTCCAGGCCGGCAGTTTCGGAAGCTCCAGAAAGTCGACCCCGCCGAACCCGAACCCCTTATGGTATCGATCGGATGACAGGACGGTGAAGCCGTTTGCCGCGATAACTCGCGCCATATGACCGCGACCGCACGCGAGCTCCGCAACAACATCTGGAATGACGTCGCGATACCGATCAATTAGCGCTTGCGTCGGCTCGGGCGGCGTGCCGTAAAAATCGTTTTCCGAGCGCTTGGTTGTTACGCTACTGCCGGCCATCAGCGACCCGAGATTATTCACCGGTTCATGCTCCAATGGTTTCGGCAAAGGCTTCAATGAACGCTTTCGCTTGATAGGCGTTGATCGCGTTTCCATAACCGCGCAAGCGTCCCACTCGGGCGGAAGCCCCATGAGCCAACGGGAATGTGCCGGGTTCAACTGCCCGCCACCGCTCATCCCGGCAGAAAAGCCAATCTGCATCACGCCAGAAACCGTTAGTCGGGCCGGTTCCTTGATGTCCTGCATCAACTGTTGCGGACCCATTTCGTTCTTGCGGTCGCCCGATCGGCTGCGAAAGTTGTCCACCGCCGGCGTCGGCCATGTCGCCATGTGTGCCACATCGATCAACGACATTCCGACATTCGCCCCGCGCGCCTTCTGTTGTTCCGGCGTCTCGGGTGAACCGCGTGTCGCGTCCGCTGCTCCAGTCGTCGGCCAACCCGCTAAGTTCGCCTGTCGCGGAAGCTGATCGAACCGTTCCGTTCCGTCCGATCGGGGCTTGATGTCGCTGCCCGAGTCCTTCCAATCGCGCGTCGTGGGTAACACCCACGACGCGAACTGTGCCATCGTCGCCAATGACGGGGATCCCGCCCCAGGACGGTCCACTATCGCGAAATCCGGTCCCGCTGCGCTGGCCTTCTCCGAAGGCCAGCCTTTTCGCTCCAAAGAATTGTCGGTGTCTTTCGTGCGGCGCCCCGTAGCCCGCAGAAGGGGAAACGACCGCCCCGCAGGCGTAACCCATTCCTTCCAGGTCAGATTGTACAAGGTCGAGCCAAGCATATCCGTCTTTTGACGCAACTTGTTCGCCAACGATTTCTGAAGGTCCGCACTCGTGGATGAGATGCTGCCAAGACGGCCATAAGTGCCGCTCGTCATCAAACCCGCCTCTTTTGCCTGACGCGCTGAAAGGCTGGCAGGGGCAAGAACCTGTCCATATAGGACGGTCGTCACTCCAGCCGACAAGCCTAAGTCCGTAACTCCAGACTCCAATGCCTGCAAAGAAATGGCACTGTGTGAAAGATCGAAGTTCGGAAGGCTTAATGTCACGGATATCTCTTTCATCCACAATGCCAGGGGCGATATGACCGGCCTCTATGAGATTTCGCAGCCATTGCGCCGCGAACGGATCAATTTCATTGTAAAACGCCGTCATCAGCCGAGCACCGTATCCACCAGACCGCGTTTGTAGACAGCGGCTAGAATGGCGTCGTCCAGATCGGCGGCCTTCATGTTGCGTTTGACGGCGGCGGACTTGCGCGCGGTGAACGCACCGGCTTTCTTGCGGAGCGCCGACACGTGGCACGGCTCGACGCCGAAGATACGCGCGACATGTTCGCGACCGACTTCAGGGAACTTGCGGAGATAATCCGTTATGCGCTCGTCATGGAACGAAGTCATCGCGCTTGATACCCCATGTGTTTGCAAATGTCGTTAAGCCACCGATTGCGATACGCGGCGCTGTAACAACCCTTTGCTTTTTTATTAAACTCAGACCGTGTCCGAAATTTCAAAGCCTCTTCGGCACAACGTTTTTTGGTCCAAAAGTTGGCAGGCGTCTGCGCAAGGCTCATGTGTGCGCACACCGATCGCAGAAACCCCTTACGCAGTGCCGCGTAGTACGCGCTTCTTGCGTTTCGAGCGAAGTCACTCCGCGTCGAGTATTTCGCCGCCTCTTCCGCGCACCGTTCCCTTGTCCAGTATCCGTTAGGATTGCATTGCCGGACCATGTGGCTGCAAATGTCATTTAGCCACCTGTTACGATATGCAGCGTCGTAAGCCCCTGCACCGGCTCGCTGGAAATCACTACGGTTCGTATATTTCAACGCCTCTTCGGCACAACGTTGCTTCGTCCAGATCAGCCCCACCGGTTGACCGAGTGAACCTGTTTTCGCGACATTCACAGTGCAGAAGCCGACGAGTCGCAGATAGGAAATTGCATCCGCTTCTTTCCGTTGCGCTGCCGCAGCCGACATGGGTTCCGTCTTAAATACGGTGTGACGGCCTGAAAAAAGGTGGGATTTCTTGCGACGGTGACGTGCAATTCTCGCCCCAAATTGCTTCGTCAAACCGACGTATGCTTGTCGGGTTTCGTGGTTGGCGATGATGTAAACAACGTGTGTCATACGTCATTTTCCGCACGTACGTAACCCATTCGGTCACCAACAAATCGTTCATCGTTCATCACAGCCGACCACAAGGACGTGTAACGTGGGAAATATGCTCTTACGGTTCGGTCGCTTGTTTCCATTTCGCATTCGCTGGCGACGGCGTTCCAATTCACACGCAACAACCCGTCACGGTTCGCAACGCGAATCGCGGCATCAAGGATAATCGTTCGGCGGGTCGGTGCGGGGAGCTTCATACGGCTACGCCTCGCACTCGGCTGACATATCCATGATATTGCCCCTCGTGTGTGACGAACATTCCGATTCCGCCAAGTTGACAAACGCTGATCAAAAACGCCTCTTGCGCTCGATCGCGATCATTTTCCGGCCGTGTCCAGCCGGGGTGTTTCACTTCGACCGCCGTAAACACACCGACGGTTTTCCCGACGAGCTCGGGGCGCACCACAACGGGTGTAATGCCGATCAGATCCGAAGATTTCCAGACGTCGTTTAGCTTCTTGCTGTCATTCCCCAAGCCGTAACGGATCATGCGGCTTTGTTCGCCATCATCCTTCGCCGCCATGCACGCGCCGTTGTTGTTCCGCCACAGTGCGGCCCCGAGCTTCGGCGCGTCGACACGCAATCTTGCCTGTGTGGATGCTTCGGACGAACCGCCGTCGAAAGTTGACGGGACGTACAGCGCGCGCAATTCTTCAAGCGCGGCGGCCGGCACGTTCCACTTGATCGCCCATTCCGCAAACGTCATGCCAACGCCTCAGCCGCTTCGGTCATCATCCTTTTGACACGACCGAAGACGATTGAGATTGCTGCGTCCTGGTCCAGATCCGGTGAAGCGTCGATAGCCGCTTTCAGGTCGTCCAGATCGCTGTCATATTTCTGTTTGCATTCCTTCGCTTCTTTCACGAAGTCATCGCAGATCGTGTTGATACGCTGCGAAAGCTGATCGAACGTGATAGACGGTGTGATTGCCATTACTTCAACCCCTTCCCCGGATGCATGTTGATCACCATGATTTTCGCATCCGCCGACAGGTCGGACCGGGCGACAGTGTTACGCACGAATTCGATAAACTCGTTGCGAGCCTTGATGTATTCGCGCGCCTGTTTCTTCTGAAAGAGCGCGTAACCTTCCGGCGCCGCTGCGCTGGCATGCGCGAGACTGTCGAAAGTCGGAATACCGAGCGTCATGCAAGTTCCGCCAGCTTCGTTTGGGCGGCCGAAAGCATCCGCTTCGCCTCGTTGTGATAACGATCGGCGACTATCAAACGCTCCGGATCGCCAATCATGCGCGCCTCTTCGACTTCCATAGCCGCCAATTCAGCAACCACGGCCCGGTCAATTGCGATACGCTGCCAACGGGTCAGATTAGCCATTGACGTGACCCCGGTCCGCGAGCGCACGCAGCTTTTCGGCCTTGCGCTCGCGTTTGGCTTTCGCACGGTCAAGATGCTCTTCTTTCGAAGCCGTCGACTGAGGCGGGACATATGACGACGCGGTTGACCGTCTCTGCCCAATCGCGCCAAGCATTGCCAACGCCATTCCCAAGCCCTTAAACATTCCGCGTCTCCGTTACAAACGTTACGTTCGTTACAGATTTGATGACACATTATGTCAAATCATGTCAACACGAATTTTCTCGGTTAACAAAATCATTTCGGGTCCACTTAGCGTTTGCGCGGTCAAAACGTCCTGCCCGAACTTGTGAAAGAAGCGACGATAGGCTTCAGATTCGGGGCGTTGCAAGCCGTATATCTGGACGCCGGCCCAATAATTTATTGTCTCGCGAAGTTGCTGTAACGCTTCGTACCGGGCGTTATGGTTGCGGAACCTCACGACGTCAGCGGGTGACGCGGCTTTGCCGGCCGACTGCCAATCAATCGCTTTGATTTCGCCACGCAGCCGCGCCAAGAGCTCCGGTGCGAATTCTAACAAGTCGCCGTCGACCATATCGGGTGATAGTCGCGCGCCTGGTGCCGGAACATCCACATGGCCGCAATACGGGCAAACCTTCGTCACGGCTTCATAGGCGCTGAAGCATTTAACACACGTGCGAACCGGGATAATATTTTCGTCGGTGTCTCGCTTGCGGGATCCTCGATAATCGATATCGAGCGACCACTTGCGCGGCGCATCCGGCAGACCGTGGCGAACGACATTGCCGACATGGTCGATATAAATCCCGTATTGCTTGCCGTCGAATAGACGAAGCATGCGGCCGAAGCGTTGGGCGAACTTCGAAAACGATTCAGTTGGTGCGCCATCAATCACAATCTCGACGGCCGGGACGTCAAACCCCTCCCCGAACAGATCGACATTGACGAGCACGAGCAAGTCGCCCCGCGCAAACTTCTCGATCGCCCGTTGTCGAGTCGCGTCATCAGTCATGCCGCTCACAGCTTCAGCCGGTATCCCGGCCGCCATGAACCGTGCAGCAACTTCCTTCGCCGTTTCGACGTCGACAACGAACGCTATTGCTCGTTTGCCTGGTGCGATCTTTTGGTATTGCTCGACTATGTCACCGACGATCGGCGATTTATGAGACGCGGCGCGCGCGGACGCTTCCGTAATTTCGCCCGTCGTCTCGCTGATCTTCAGTTCGGCACGGTTGATCGATGCGGGCGGGGCGAATATGCGATACTCCGTCAAGAAGCGCATATTGATCAGTTCGCGCGGCGTCGGCCCCAGGACCATATTATGAAACACGCCACCGAACTTGAAGCCGAGCGGCTGATTATCGGTGCGCCGGGGCGTGGCTGTGACGCCTAGCCCGATCGCACGCGGAAACAGCGCGACAGACGCACCCCATTTGTTTTTTGGCAAGACGTGGTGTGCTTCGTCAATCGTCCACACGCGCATGCTGTTGCATACTTGTTCCAGTGCCGCTTGCCGCTTTGGTGAAATTAACGTGTCGACGCCCGCAACATGAGTCGGCGCTTTTACGTGATGAAAATTGCGACCGAAGTTTTTTAGATGTTGCTGGATACAGAATTTAATGACCGGCTCGGGCGCAATGATGTTGTGAAAGATACCTTCACAGGCCATCGCGCAAGAAATTTGCCCAACAAGCTCCTGTCGGTGCGCAATCGCTATTTGCGGTTCTGAATTATCATGAAAAATCGAGGCAACAAGTTTTGTCTTGCCTGCACCCGTCGGCATTACACCTATGACATTTTTATTTCCCGCTCGCCATGACTCATAGATTTCGTTCTTGACCGTCTGCTGATACGGACGCAACATAATTTATAAAATCCCGCTTGACATATGACGGATGATGACATTTAGTGTCAGATATTGTCAACAATGAAACGTCACATACAACGGGAAAGGCATTCAACGACAATGTCAACTATCACACTCACGCTCACTGTAACGGAAGAGGAACGCGCCCGTCTGATCGCTCGCTTTATCGAGACGGCAACGGCGGTGACCGGCGAAATCGATGACGAGGGCGGCGTTCCGTCCGATCCTAACGGTTCCAAGGTCGACAGCACGGGCGTCGTTTGGGATGCGCGTTACCACGGCGTCAAGATGACGAAAAATCAGGATGGCACGTGGCGCCGCAAGAAGAGCATGACGGAACAGGAAAAGGCCGACGCCGACGCCTATGAAGCCGGTTGCCGTGGCGCACCGACTGCGACCGCTGCGGCCGCTGCCGGTATCCCTGCCGCCGCTCCTACCGTCACCGACGTGCCGGCGTTCCTCCAGACCGGTGTTTTCGCCCCGGCCGCCGCGCCTGTCATGGGCATGCCTGGTGTTCCGACCTTCGCACCCCCGCCGCCCGCGCCGGTTTCCTATCCCGAGCTCATCGCGGCGTTTCAGGCGACTGTTGCACGCATCGGCGAACCGAAGTTGCAGGCCGAGATTGCCGCCGTCTATCAGCGTGCCGGCGTAACGGACATGGCGCAACTCGAATCCGACGGCGAAATCCGGATCAAGGTCAAGGGCGAGTTGGAAAAGCTCGTCTAAGAAATCTCCCTCCCAGGAGAAGCGGCAACGAGCGGGTGTCACACCCCCATCACAGGCACCCGCTCGTTTCATCAACCATCACCAACCGAAAAAGGAAATTATCATGCTTACCACTCTTGCGATCGTCGCTTCCACGATGACAACACCCGCCGTTACGCCACAGTGCGAATACCGCCGCTATCTGACGGCCGGTGTATGGTCGGCGCTGGAAGACGCGGAACGCCACGGCGCATCCGTCTACGTCCGGAACAACCTCGCAACGACGCTGCGCGACACCGTCGCCCGCGAACGTGAGGCTTGCCAGTAATGGCACACCACACGCTGAAAACTCATCCGCCGTTGTTCCGTGCCGTCCGTGAAGGCGTGAAGAACTTCGACGTGCGGAAGGACGATCGAGCCTTTCAAGCAGGCGACACTGTGGAATTGACGTTCTACGATCCTGACGTTCCGGGTGGCTTTCCTGCACCGTCCTTTGTGCAGGACGATGCACGGTCACCGATGAAACGACGTATCACGTTCGTTCTTCGCGGCGGTCAATACGGCGTCGAGCCCGGTTACGTTGTCCTTGCTTTGGCAGGGGTCGAATGATGATCCCCGAGACGGTCTATGCGATGGCACGAGGCATTGCGGCGAAAGCTGGCATTAATGACCCCGTGTGCGTCTCAATGATCGCGCAAGGTATCAATGCCGAGCGTCAGCGCTGCGTGACGGTCGTCAACCTCATAAAACCAGTGACGCGCCGTGAAGGGCTGATAATCGGCAACACGGTGCGCCGCATCAACGACGGTGTGACCCCATGACCTTCCGTTTGCCGCCGTCCAGTTCACACCGTTGGACCAATTGCGCGATGTTCCTCCAGGCCGCCGCGCAATACCCTGAACAGCCGGAAGGCGACGAAGCCCGCGAGGGAACATGCGCCGCGTGGCTTGCTCAACTGGTGTTGACCGGACAGGCGGCAAATTGCGCGGCGCTCGTCGGCGTCACGCACAAAAACGGATGGTTGGTCACCGCCGAAATGGCCGCCATCGTTCAAGACTATGTCAATATGGTTTTGAAGCGGGGCGGCACGACGTCGTGCGAAAAATACGTCACGTTGTCGACGGATCCGTTGATTGCCGGCACGACGGATCTTAGCGCCACGATCGCCAGCATTCCGACGCTGTACATTGATGACCTTAAATACGGTCGCCTCCCCGTGGAAGTGCGCCGAAACACGCAAGTCGTGATTTACGCTGGCGCCGAGCTCCGCAAGCATCCGCCCGGTACGTTCAATCTCGTGCAACTCGGAATCTATCAACCGCGCGCCTTCCACAAGGACGGCATCTATCGCAAGTGGGTCGTTTCGGTTGCCGAGCTCGAAAAGCTTTGCGAGGAAATCATTGCTGCCGGTGTGCGTTGCTATGCGCCGAACCCGACGGCAACACCCGGTGATTGGTGCACCTATTGCCCGGTAGCAACACGCTGCCAAGCGTTGGCACAGACGAATTACACGCGGGTTTCTCTCGTTCATTCACAGTCTCATCGTGACATGACGCCGCTCGAAATCTCGCGCGAGCTCGACTTTCTGGACGAAGCCGAGTCGACGCTTAAAGCGCGCAAAAAGGCCGTAACGGCGGAAGCCGAACAGCGCGCGAAATCCGAAAACATTCCCGGTCGCCGGCTCGAGATGGGCAAAGGTGACCGACGTTTCCGCGTACCCGGCTCAATCGTCCGGATGATGACCGGAATCGATCCGTATCAGGCGCCGAAGGAATGCACCCCGGCAGAACTGGAACGGCGTGGCGCATCAAAAGATGTTGTTAACGCCATGTCATATCGTCCCGACACGGTTTTCAAGCTCGTCAAGATGGATGATAATTTCATTGCGAAAACGTTTGGCGAGGATACGTAACAATGCAGATTGACCGGGTTGATGGATGCACGCGCGTTTGCGGAAAGGCACAAGGATTTCTTGGCCTTCCGTTGCGTGACGAAACGCTTGATGTCGAAGGCGTCGGCCTGGTCAATCAAATGGTCACCGCATGGTTTCCGACGCCGGAAGAGCTTGAAGCACTGAACGCGGGCGCTCCTGTGCACGTGAAAATATGGGGAAATTCCCCGCCGCCGATGATGGTTGAAACAGGAGACAAGCCCGAATGACACTTCAGATACCGACAAGCGACGGTCAACCGCGCCCGAACGAGCCCGACAGTGTTGAAAATGTCGCTGCTGCCGAGCTTCGCCAGTTTATCGAACGTATCGAACGTTTGACCGAAGAGAAGGCAATAATTTCAGGTGACATCAAAGACGTGTACGGCGAGGCAAAAGGGCGCGGTTACGACACGAAAGCGATACGCGAAATCGTCCGCATCCGCCGCAAGGATGCTGCCGAACGTGCCGAAGAGCAATCAATCCTTTCGACCTACCTCATTGCTTTGGGCATGGCGCCTGAAGACGTTTTGTAACGGAGCATAACGACATGACACAGTCCGCAATTATGAATACGAGCGTCGGCCGATACATCGGCGGATCGCTGACGGAAAAGCGCGATACGGATATGGACGACCGTCCGATTCCGCTCGACAAGCAGCAATATGAAATCGGCGTTGCATTCCGCAAGGATGATCCGAAGTTGCCACATGTGTTCAACGGCATCGCCGGCCACGCCTGGACCGAATTTGCCCGAGATCCGGCAGCGCAACAGAAGATCGGACAGGCGGCACAGTACTTTCCGCATCAAGCGGACCAGTTTAAGGCACACTTCGGCAAAGACGTGCTCGACGGCTTTTCGTGGAAGATTTCCGACGGCGACAAGCCGAACCGTAAAGGACAGGTCAGCGAGCACACACGCGGACATTACGTGTTCTATTTCAAGTCGTCTTTCCCAATCCGGTGCGCCAATCAACAGAACGCTGAAATTCCGGCCGATCAGATCAAGCGCGGTTATTTCGTGGATGTCTCTTTCACATGCGCGGGCAATGGCGAAACCGGTGACCGTGCGGGCGTCTATCTCAACCCGGCATTCGTCCGTCTGATCGCGTTCGGCGAAGAAATTCGCGGCGGTGTCAGCGCGGCCGAAGCATTCGCGAATGCCCCGGTTCCCACGCAGTTGCCTCCCGGTGCGTCTGCAATGCCGGTTGCTGGCAATCCTGCCGCCATGCCGACAGGTGCACCACAGCCGGGTTTTCCTCAGACCGGTGCACCCACGGGCATGCCTGTATCATCGCTCCCGGCCGGTATGCCGGCAAATGGACTCCCGCCCTCAAACAATGGCCTTCCTGCACAGACGCTTGCATTCCCTTCTAATCCGGCACCGCAGCCGGGTTTTCCTGGTGCACCCATGACGCCCGCACCAGGTGCGTCCGCTGCATTTCCGGGTGGGAACGCGCCGTTGCCGACTGGATTCCCTGGTAATAGCGTTCCGCATCCGACCTTTGCCAACGGACCGACGCAATAACGTTCAACGGGCGGCTTCGGCCGCCCAAACGATCTAGAGGCGGGTCATGGCGTATTGTTTCTATTGCGAACGGACTTTGAACGATCGTCGCACACAACGTCGTCACGATCGGAATAAGAATCTCGATTTCACCACTGATCACAAGACGCCGCTTGCTCGGGGCGGATCCGACAGACGCGAAAACCGGGTGCCGTGTTGCTTCCGCTGCAACAATCTCAAAGGCGATATGACCGCCAGCGAGTTCAACGCCTACACGCTTCGTTTCGGCTTCGAACGTCAACCAAGTTGGATTATGAGGAAAATGAAATATGGTCGCGCTGAAGCGCTATGAGCGCCCCGATACGCCCCGTTTCCGACCGACGGAATGGGAAAAGCAGATTATGCGCGCCAAATGGATCGATTGTGATCCGGTCGCTATGTGCGCGATCGAAGAGCGTTTGAATATCGCCGACCAGGTGCCGACCGATCGTCACGGTTACCCGACGTCATGATTTACATACAGGTCAAGCCGTTCCGCTGGAAACTGCCCGACGGGTCAGACATTCCCTATAAAGATTACGTCTATGACGAAGAGTCATACCCGAACTGTTTCACATGCACGATTCTGCATCCGGTCACCGGCAGTGTGTGGCAGTTTGAGGTTTCCGACCGGTGTAACGACTCTCAGGCGTTCATAACGTTCATATTCGAATTGCAGCGCCACGGGTGCCGCCTGGTCGGCTTCAACAACTACTTCTATGACTATCCCGTCATGCACCACTTAATCGCCGTGTGGCGGCAGTGTGGTACGTTCACCGCATGGAACGGCTATGAGAAGACCGACGAGATAATCAACAAGACGCATTTCAACGACAAGTACCGGCACACCGTATGGGAGCGCGAAACGATCGTGCCCCAAGTCGATTTGATGATGATTCATCATTTCGATAACAACGCGAAAAGGACCGGGCTTAAGTCGCTTGAATTTAACATGCGAGCCGAGAACGTCGGCGACCTTCCGTTTCCTGCCGGCACTGTGTTGATGCCTGAACAAATCGACGTGCTGTTACATTATAACTTAGACGACGTTAAAGAGACGACGCGCTTTTACATCCACAGTCTTGAAGCGATTTTGTTCCGCGACGAACTCGCCCGCACAACCGGTATGGATTGCATCAACTACAACGATACGAAGATTGGGAAAGAGTTTTTCCGCCTGGAACTGGAGCGCTCATTACGTGTCCAGATCGGCAAAGCGAACCGCACGGAGCGGCAAAGCATCGCTCTTAACGACGTGATCTTACCGAGCGTCCGGTATCAGTCCGACGAATTCAACGGCGCCCTAAACTACCTGAGGCGTACCGTCATCACCAATACGAACAAGCCGCCCGAGCTCGAATCGCTTTCGGTGACGTTCGGTGGTTTCCAGTTCGATTTCGGTGCTGGCGGAATTCACGGGTCCGTACACCGTCAAAGGGTCGTCCCGAGTCAATATGAAAAGCTTATCGACCTGGACGTTTCGAGCTACTACCCGAATTTGGCAATCGCAAACCGCATTTACCCGCAACATCTATCTGAGGCGTTTTGCGACATTTACAAAGCGCTGTACGATCGGCGCCAAAGCATTCCGAAAACCGACGCTATCAACGGAATGCTGAAACTCGCCTTGAACGGCGTCTATGGTGACAGCAACAACGAACATTCCAAGGGGTTCTTTGACCCGCAATACACCATGGCAATCACGGTCAACGGTCAATTGCTGCTTTGCATGCTCGCGGAATGGCTGATCACTCACGCAAACTGCCGCCTGGTGCAGATCAACACCGACGGCATGACCGCGCTCGTTCCGGATAGCCACCATGCGACGTTCCGCGAACTTTGTGAACGCTGGCAAGAGTTGACACGTCTGAAGCTTGAAGACGTCGAATATAGTCAAATGCTTATTCGAGACGTGAATAATTATATCGCTGTGGATGCGGCCGGCAAGGTCAAGAAGCGCAAGGGCGCATATCAATGGAAGACGGACAAGCCGACGAACCTCAACGAGTCGTTGGTGTGGCACCAGGACTGGAGCGCGCTTGTTGCCCCGATGGCGGCCGAAATGCAGATGGTCAAAGGTATCCAGGCGCGCGAATTCATCCACAACCACGAAGACGCGTTTGATTTCATGCTGAAGGCCAAGGCACCCAAGGGCAAAGGTCACCTGGAGCTTGACGACGGCCGACGGCTTCAGAAGGTCACGCGATACGCTATCGCTCGCCACGGCCCCGGAATGCGGTCGGTGCACCCGCCTCTAGCCAAAGCACCGGACAAGATCCGCAATATCTCGATACAGGCAGGCTATAGCGTCCAGGTGTGCGACGACGTGCGCGACTTCGACCCGAGAAACCTGAATTATGATTGGTACGTCAAAGAAGCGGAGAAGCTGATTATTTAGCGCTTCAGAATCGGCATGTTGAACCGTGTCCGGTCCGCCTTCCCTGCCGCGTCTTCAAGCTTGCTGTTCAGCACTTCGACGCGGGTAGCGATCTTATTCACGCTGTCAACGAGCGTGTCGAGCTTGCCGCCAAGCGATTCAACAACTCGGTCGGTCCGTGCATTGACAGCCACAATCCCGGCCTTGTTTTCCGAAATCTGTTCAACGGCGCGCGTCACCTGGAATTGAAGCTGCGTGATCTGTGGAAGTTGCTTTTGAATATCGGTGACGCTCGCCTGTAGCGTCTTCATATCGTCTTGCGTGTCTTGGATATCACGTTTCGTGTCGTTCCAGACAAAAGCGGCGCCGCCCGCATTGACGGCGATCGAGAGCATGATAGCCGAGATATGCCAGACGTTCAGCCTAGCTTTTTCCCACGTTACAGGCATGTCATCACCCTTGGTCATGATTCGTTATATCAATATGATGAAACGCGGCAACCGGCTAAACGTTTCGATCAACAGTTGTTACGTTACCAACCCTTAGCGATGATCCAATCACCAATCATTTGCGCATAGATAGACACGCAGACGGCATTGGGGTGTAAGGCGTCAGTGGTGGACCCGTTGAAGAACCGGAGTTGCGAGGAAAGGACATCGTTGGTTATAGCCGCGCTGTCCTGGTACGGCTGACCGGGAAGCGACAGGGCGATGAGCATGGAGCGGATATCGAGCCAATTATTCGGGAACGCCGCAGCGACTGCCGCGTTGTTCGCCATCTTGTTGATGTATCCGGCGCTTCCCTGCCGTTCGGTGTCACTGTTGAAGCTCGGCAAGATGAGAAACTTGGTACCGGGAGGAAGATCCGCCACAGCTGCCTGGATGTCACCCAGGACGGTATGGCCAGAGCCCGGCCCATTCGTACCACAGAAGAAAATATGTGCGCGATCGGTATAATCAATATCAGCAATGGAACGGTCTGTGACCTCTGTAGAGTTCTGACCACCGATACCACCATTGTACACCTTTCGACCCAAACGAGCCGCCAAGATATCGGTCCAGTGATCGGCGGGGTTCGTCAGGTAGGAAAGCTGAGTGAAACTGTCACCGAAGGCCGCTATATTGAGTAGGCGCGGGTTAGTCCGTGGGTCTTTGGTAGCCCACTCCCCGGCAATGTAGGACTCTAGGCCCCATTTGTGTGCCAAATAACCAAGGACAAGTGCGCCTTCGTCAAGGGTCAGCACACGGTTATACCCGACGATCTGGGAGATTATGCCGTTCCACCTGGAACCCGTGCTAGCGGGGTCACCGCCGAAGCGCCATGTAGTCATAGCCCCGTAAGTCGGCGCCCCGTTGGCACCGCCGCGTGTGATGCCGTTCAGGTAGTTATACGCAAGTGCGGTTGTGCCCCGAAGCTGTGATATTGTGGGGCCTGCATCTTCGGGGGCGGCGGCATCCGGTATCGCAGATGCTCCGGAATACTGATAAACGCGATCATCCACGTTGCTTATGTCTGTCGCAAGACCGGTCCGGATAGTACCGCCAGAGTTCTTTCCGTAGTCGTGGATTGCGAAAGTAGCACCAAGATCGTTATCCCATACGCGGAACAACGAATAAGCAGCCGCCGTGAGGTTCATCACTTCAGCGGACAAATCCATGTGGTTCGTACCGGAGAAGTCCAGAGTCGGCAACGTACCCATAGTGCGGGTTCCGAAGTTCGGCCGGTTGGTCCCTGAAGACGTAGCTTTGCCGCCGTATGAGCCTTTATTCGCCCACTCGGTTACCAGCGTACCGGCAAGAACCATCGTAGCAGCATCGGAACCGTCAAAGTCGATCACCAGCCCCGGAATGTCCGTCAGGGCTGCCATCGCCGGCACAACCGGTGACCCGCCACCGCCCCGCTTCTGCCGAGCATTCATCGGCTTGCTGAAAATCGTTTGCGGGATGGGGCGTAAGATACTGTTACGCACTAAAGACACCACATGTGCCGGCAGCGCGGCTAAAGCGATAGACACCCGGTGTGGATATTGTGGCTGAACTTTCGTTCGGCTTGTTCAACAGATTGCTGATATGCTGATACGCCCCGGCGTCGTCCTTCAAATAAACGCGGACTTCGCAACCGAAACCGGCATCCTTGAGCGACACGCCTAGAGTCGATCCAGCCGCAACGGTTACGTCTGCCGAGTCTGCCGGTGTGCTACCTGTCGCTAGAATTAGTGTTGCCACGGTGATGCCCTCGATTTCGTCAACCGATTTGTAACGCTAATGCGTAACGTTCGCAACGCCCGCCGCGTGATTTGCAACACCTTTATAAAACGTTCCCCAACACCAACGATCACGGGTGATTTCGTTCGCGCGAACGATTTCCCATCGCTTTTGTGTCCAGCGTGTTTTTTCACCGCTCACAGGATCCACGGTCGGCATTTCGTCGGTGCAATATGCAGGAGCGGGCGGCAACCGAGTCGGCGCCGCCGCAACAGCCTTTTCAACGCTGGCAGTCCGTAGTTGCTCAAGCTGTTTAGTGTTTCCGCAACCAATCAATATCGCCGTCAGTCCACACAGCACCATCGTCGCCGGTATCAGTCGAAACAGCTTCATCATATTTCTTCCTTGCCGCTTGCGCCTCGATCTGTGCGTTATCGGCTTGCTTGCGGGCAGAGTCGGCCGCCTGGAGCGCAAACTTAACGTCTGCCTCTGCCTTGATGCGTTTTGCTTCGGACGCGTCCAGCGTGGCTTGTGTGACGTAACCGGTGCGTGCCTCGTCGGCGACGTTCTTGTCATGGATCGTCAGCCACAGGACAAACCCGCCGATTATTAAGAACGTACCAACGACGGCACCGATCGCTTTTTCAATGACGGTCATGAGGCGCCCGTAACGCACATTTCGCCGTCCCCGATACGAGACAAGTCACCTATGCCGCGCCGCTTTACGAGCCCGTCATAGGTCTTGCCGCCCGACTTGACATAAAGCGTTGCGTACCGGCAGCTTGCCTTATAATCCGGAACCTTCCTCAGCCGAGTTGCTGTGTTGACGACCTGGACCGCCGTTGAATTGCACGTCGCACCCGTGCCGATGTTCCATGACAGATCGAGCATCGCGCCGCGCCATCCGAGCGGGTGTTTATCCCAATTGGGAACGCACGCGACGAGTCGGGGCCGGTAATCACGTTCCATCTTGACAGCAACGCGTTTATCACACCCGGCGTCGGTTTCGATCTGACCGGACTTAACGTCCGTTGTATCCCCGTCACAGATCGTCCAACGGTCAGGATTCGGAAGCGTGTCGAGATATGCGACAAGGCGCCGACCTTCCCACGGTCCCGTGAGATACCGAATTGAAAGCGCCGTGTCGTCATGAACTCTATAGCCCGACGGCAACGACACATAACCGCCAACCGTGATAGAGACGATCGCAGCAAGCGCGGCGGCAGCGCGGGCCGTCGGCTTAAGGTTTATCTTCGGCATTTGTGCGTGCCTCTAGTTTTGGCTGAAGGATGAAACGCCCTATCCAGGCGAGGAACTGAAACAACGCCGCGCCGACAATGAGCCACACCGGATTGAACGGCACTCGCTCGCGAAACTCGGGCAACACAGCCGCCGCAAGCTCGAATAGCGTAATGGCAAAGCCGAGCTCCAGCATGCGAAGGTTCAACGACCCGCGCAACACCGCGCCTTTGTTTCGGATGAGAAGACGTTTCGACATGTAAAATACGTTACACGCGGAACGTTACAGGGGCAAGTCAGTGCTGAATGACTTCCACAGTGCTAAGCGCTACCGGATTGCGCTTGCTTGAAAGTTGTGTATTAGAGCCACGGGCTGACGTTCGCGCGGGAAAATAGGAGAACACACGGATGGGAAAATTTAAAGAATTGATATGGGGAAAGAAGCCGACCCCTCCCGCGCCCGCACCGAAAGCGGAACCTGTCTCAAAGGCTGCTTTTGACTGGTCCGGATCCGAATCTTTCCAGCAACGCAGCTACCCGACCTATGAAGCGTATACCGAGCACCAGAAATCGAAGCTAAGCAAGCTCGATCTGACAAAGTACAATGTCGACTTTTCCGCCGCATTGCAGGAGCGTGTTGCAAAAGTCCTTGACGGCTTCAAGCCTGGTGGAAACGTGCTATGCTTGGGTGCCCGAACAGGTGCGGAATGTGATGCATTCATTAAACTCGGGTACTTTCCAATCGGCATTGACCTTAACCCCGGCGAAGGAAACCGTTATGTCGTGGTAGGTGACTTTCACGATCTACAATATGCCAATCAATCCGTCGATATCGTCTATACAAATGCACTTGATCACGCGTTTGACCTGGAAAAGATCGTAAAAGAGGTAACACGCGTCCTGAAGGATGACGGTTTGTTCATCGCTGAAATTGTTGATCCGTCAGTTCGCGGACCCGGCGACTACGAGGCGATTTGGTGGAAAACGCTTGGCGATGTGATCGAGCGCATCGAACAAGGCGGCATGACAGTTTGGGAACATGCGGATTTCGAATATCCGTGGCAGGGTCGTCAAGTCGTCTTTGTTAAAAACGGAACTCGGATGACTATCCGTTCGCAAGAAAATTGACAATCAAAGGCACCTTCAAAGCAGCCTGTGCGGCGGCGCCGGCAACAGTGAAATGTGCGTCGTCATACCGATAGCTAAGATCGAGTATATCTATATCCGCTCCAGCCCTAACAAGGCCGCCGTCAACAACATCGGCTTGCGCTTGACGGATGATGTTTCGACTGGTGGACGAGTTGGTTAGGCGCGTGCATTTGTGAACGAACATCACATTTCCGGTGCGCAACAGACCCACAAGTTTTAACTCGGCTATGACCTTTTCCAGCGCGGCTTTATAGTTCGCGTAAGTCGTTGGGGTGTTATCACTATCCCATTCACCTTGCTGCCAATCGATAATCGTTGGCAGATCATGAAGACCGGCATTGCGAATTGTACGCGCCGCGAGCCCGATGCGGTACGCCAAGGATCCGGTTCTAACGCCGGGGAACTGTCCGCCCGCAGTTCCGCCACCAGGCGCATAATCAGCAACGTATGAACCGCCGATCGCCACAGGGGTAAGGACTACACTATCACGATATCCGCCAACAATGAGTTGGTCGCCTAGTGCCATTCCGTGATGCCCGTTGGTGATATCACTAGCTAGCAACGGCTCTTTGGCCTGATATATATTAGATCGCATTGGATGCGAAAGACTAAGATTAAACAGCTTCGTAGGGTTGGCTGGCGTCGTTGTGCTTTGCACACTATTATTGTTCGTTGACTGTCCGATGAAGACAATATTGCAGGCACGCCCGGTAATCTCGGAAATATCGCGCAGCGTACGCCCCGATAAACTCCAGGTATCATCGTTCAATGGGGCGTTGGATCGCACCTTTAAATCAACTGTGCGTTGGTCTAAACCGCTTGAAGAAAAAGACATTCAGCAATCCCGCTTATAGATAATCGGTCCAACCAATCGTGTTTATCCAAACACTTGTGTTTGCCGAACTACCATCGAGCCGATACCTAATCTGCCGGCTCGTATTCGTATCTCGTCGGTATTCGCCCTGCGCGGAACCAGCCGTTGTAGACGTGCCAGTCGAAATAGAGGATTGGTCGCCCGCATTTGGGACCACATCCGGGTCAAGTGGCGATGTAATGACGGCGACCCGTCGCGCGGCCTCCGCCGACTGCAGATAGAAGTTGAATATCGCCCGCACTTGAATGCCGCTGGGAACTTCCAGCGGCACCAGAACGGCAGCCGTGCCCGGATTGGAAAGGCTGTAACTGCCGGCTGGGGCGGTCCACATGAATTCATTCGGCCCGACATGTCTGAATGCGATAATCTGCGAAGAGCCGTTCGTTTTAAACGATCCGAGACGACGCTTCTTCGTATAGCCCGTGGGGAGAGTTGGCGCCGTCGGTGACAGCGAAGCCAACCTAGCCGCCGTGCCATCCGCCTTTGCGATCGCAAAAGCATGATACCATGTGCTCGCAGCGAGCACACCGGCATCCAAACCATTGATACCCGTGCCGGCGCAATTGATCGTCCCGGCGGCAAGCGAAATCAACAAGTCGTTGGCATCGCTGTTCGTAACACCGGCCGCAACATCAATCTGCGTATTCGGCGTAGAGATGCTATTCGAGAGCGTCAGACCGGACTTATAATCGCGCAGTGTTGCAGGCGAGACAGACCCGCCGCCCGATAGCGTGAATTGATTGCCACCAGGCGTGACGCCATCATGCAACGCGATGATGTGGCGAATATGATCAACGGTCAGCTCGCCCGACGGACCAACATAAGCGTCAAACGCCGCAGAGTTTGCAAGGTCGGCGGCGCCGATACGCGCCAGCCTTCTAGGAACGCGTGCCATTCAAGTATTCCAATCATATCCTGGGGTTAAAGGGTCGCTGTCAACATTGAAATCAAAGACCGACGCACCAACCATGTCAGCGTACATCTGCGCTTCTGTAGCAGATGCAGCGCTATCATTTGCGGAAGTCAGACTATCCGCCGCTGAAGCGGCCGCTTCGTCCCGGTAAGATTGGGTCGCAGCAACAAACTCGTCCGCCGCCGCTTCCACAAGTGCGGAGACGTCTTGGTCATTGAGCATTCGAGCCGTGTTGTCAGATGAACGCGTGCGAAACCAGATATCCATGCCGGCAGTAAGTGCGCTAGCGTTGTTGCCTCGATTGGTTTTCAGGGTCAACGCGGTTCCGCCGTTGATTGACACTGTGACAGGGGCGGCGGTCGTGTCATCCGACAGAACGAAGGAAACGATCACGCCATCCGAAACAGGAATATTTGTTGTCAACTGTATCGCGTTGGGTGTGCCGGCCCCTGAATCGTTCGCAATGATAAACGAATACGGTAAATCACTTCGACGGGTCCACGAGCCGACACCCGATGTGCCTACCTTGCCGTAAACACCGTTGTTCGCCGCGACCGGATCACCAATGACCCACGCCATGCTATTTGCAGCATGCGCGAGGTCGGCGTTCAGCAACGCCAGCGACGAATAAATCAACCCGCCGTTCGCGGTAAATGCCGCAATGATACCTTCGACCCACGAACCCCAAGCCCTGATTTCGGCTTTACGCGGTTCGTGCGCTCCAGAGGAAACGACGCCGTCAACTGCATAGTTGCGATAAATTGAATTTGCCGTCGAGACCATTACGTTACCGTTTTCGCGCCCGTTGCGACAGAGGCACTTTCTACCGCACTCGCGTTTGCTGCGGTGAGCCAGTAATAGTATGTGCCAGCCGTCAAACCACTATCGATTGATGTATATGCCGTGTTGGCCGAACCGTAAACAGTTTTAACACGTGTCGACGTTCCAAAGTTGTTGACGGTGTTGCGATAAATGTAAACTCGACTGAAATTGGCGCTGTTCGGCGTCGTGTAACCGATACTGACTTGCCCTACCCCGCCCGTGACGGTCCCGAGCGTAACAACGCCTGGTGCAGTCGTGTCAGCCGTGGCAGTAAGCTTGATGGTGGGAGACGTCCAGGCGCCTTGCCGCCCGGTCAACGTCACGTGGCGAGCGCGATATTCGTATTCAACACCGTCGTCTTGAATGATGCCATCAACCACAATGGCGCTTTCCGGCACGTTGATATCTATCCAGTTCGGATCGGCAACCTTTTTTCCCTGAAGCTGCACCGTCAAGGAATCCGATGGCGGCGCGTCGAAATCAAGAATACTGTACGCGACTAACGACCCGCTGATGGTGCGCCGACCAACCGTGGCGTCAAACCCCGAAACCAACGGAATAGAGTTGTCCACGTCGGGATGCTGCGTGACAGGCGCAACACCTTCCTCCTGTGCAGGATCCCAAGCGAAGGCTTCCGGGTCGATCGAACGCAGCGAAATAGACACGCTCCGCAAAATGCCTTTGTCGCCGATATTCCAAGTGAACTTGATCACTTCAAACGCGCCCTGGATATGCGTGTTGCCGAGCCAATAATCCACCGCAACGAAACGTTCTTGGAACGCAGCAAGCGCACCGATTCGGCAATTCACCGTCAATTGCCATTCCGGATCGAGCTGGAACGAACGACGCTTCATGAGACGCCGGCATTGACTATGTGAAGGTGTCCACCCGAATGTTACGTCATCCGGCAGATAACCCCGCGCCGTGACACTCGCGTCATTAACCCACGGGTCAGCATCCACTTGCTGATAGTCATCGGCTTGAGAAATATATTTCGCCGTGATCACATTCGCTGTTGATCGAACGTCTGTGCCGCGCGTGATCGACGTCACGGCAGTAATCAACGACTTGTCGAGCAAAACCGTCGGCTCGTAGTATTCTGTTATATCGATTGATACCCCGCCATCACGGGTTAAGATCGGCCGCCCGTCACAATTAGCTAGCATCGCCTCGAAGACACTCCCCGGCGTCTCAGATAACTTGTAAGCACCCCAAAGCCGATAACGCGGTTCCGTCCCGCCTGCCTTGAGTGCCACCGCTTCGGCGGCCTTGTTCCATGCAGCTTTCCACGATGCCAGTGCTAGTGGGGTGTTCACGATCGAGGCAGGAAAGCGCATACCGTCTTGACTGAGAACAAAATCACGAATGATGCCAGCAGCATTGTCTGACCACGCGGTGTTTTCGGTAACGGGGTTATAAATCGCCGAAAATCTGCCCTCGATACGATAAAGTGTATCCTTCAAGGACGGAAAAACTTGCGTTACCTTGTCCGCTTTCAAGGCGAACTGAGTTGCATAAATCAAAACAACGCCGTCGCCCCGGTGACTGCCATCCCATTCCGGAAATACAGATGTCAAATCCGAAAACGCAAGGCTAGGCACTGCACCAGTTGTATATTTAAATCTAACTTTGCTGCTATACGGTGCCGCGCCAACATATCCGTCTGAGTCGGTAATAACTATATTGTCGTCAATTTTCAGATTCAGAACCTGTATCAACGGACCTTCGCAGACCGCTAACACCTTGTGCAGATTGCCGCTTTTCGAGTCACCGAAAATCCAATTTCCCGTTGCCTGCATTTGACCGTAAATCTTTACTCGATCGGAAATCGCAACCCGCAAAGATTGTTGCACGTCATCCGATTTGGTCGATTGTTGGCGGGGCCGGAAGATGGCACCAGCGAGTGCCGATATACCGAACGAAAGTGCGAGTTGACCAACCGCCCCGAGAACGCCGCCAAGAGCGCCAACGCCAACAAGAGCGTTTGACAGCCACAGTGGGCCGCCCGCCTGGAAAAGCGTAAGTGCTAACGCGCCTAGTGCCTGTGGCATATCGCGACCTCCCATGCAACGAAACGATGCGTGTCATTGGCAAATATTAGACCGTCTTCATCACGACTTTGCCACAAGTCGCCGTCGAAAATCGCGATACACGCCCGACCGTCAACAACTATCACGCCGATATCGCCCGCAACCGGCGTACCGTGAAGCAACACGATACGTGCGTATCGCATGACATCTTTTATACCTCTCACGAGTCCACCCGGTTGCGCGAGCCACGCGCGCCCGAGCTCTTCGTTCATCACCGTCCGCCCAAAGAGTTGCAACGGGGAATAGCCGTGAATTATCTTAAACCATCGATCGGCGGTTGATGCACAGTCCGTGTCACCCCATGCAAAAGGGCTGAGCGTTTCGCCATAGAGAAATTCCCGAACCTCCATCCTCAGAAGTCCGGATAGTTGAACGTTTTGAAAACAAGCCCCGGCATAAAATTGAAAACGTCGTCGCCTGGATGGCGATACTGCTGATCGCGGTCGCTATAGCGACCACCTGGAGCGCGCGAACGATTGAAATAAATATTCTCAGCCGCAATCGTGATTGTATGCGTCGGTGAACTTGCACCGACGTCTAAAACAACTTCGTCCTGATTACCTTCAGGCGGCTGCATATATCCGAAGAAAATAGCCGGCGCCGCCGCGATCGGTTGCCAGTTGTCATCAAACAACTGAAGGAAGATCGTAACAAGCCTGTCTTGCACTTCGCCAGCTTCGGCCATCGCAAGACCCAATATATCGGCATTCGCACCGGAAACACCGATGGTGACTTGGTCCGACGTCGTGGAATTGGTGAAAGAAAGTCCATCGATCGTGCCAGCGCCGTACATCGGCATATAGTCGACGCCGTCGACCAAAAGCTTTGTGTTGCCGTTCCAAACACCAATGGTTTCAGATGCGAAATCCATCTTTACAAGAAAAGCACAACGTACACTTCCCGACTCGAAAACGGCAATTTCAGACGGCGTAAAAAATGTCATGGCGCTAGATCCTCGACAAAATCGACTGACGGAAATCCGCGCCGGTTCATATCAAGATCAACCGCCATCGCATCATCGGTCGCGAGACGCATACGACAAACAGGATTGGTGAATTCCAATTCCGTATCGGCAAAAACCGCCTCGCGCGCGGGCGGAAGAAACGTCAATTGCTTGATCGTGTCGCTTACGTCAACGACGTCGGTTATTTGGTATAAACGTTCCCCGAGAGAAAACACCTGTCCCGGCTGAAGTGTATCCGCCACCACAACATTCACAGTGCAGTTTATCGCCCGTTCCGCAACGTCGGCTGTCAGATAGACTTGCGTTTTGCTTCCGATATAACCGGTGCCGTCATCAAAATAGCTGTCATCATCGTGTGGAACGGAGTCGGTCACCAAATCATTGACGATCGGTTGGTACGCGCTGCAATACGGGACAAGGATTGGATTTAGACGCCCCTGGAGCTTCGCGGCGATAGCACGCCACGTAATCACGCGTTCCCGCGTCGTGACGATCACGCTGCCGTATGTCGCACGCCAAAACCCTGCATCACCCGATATGACGTCAGAAACACCCGCCTGTGACACAGGACCAGAAATGTTCATGTGCGACAGGAAGTGCGGGCGTGGCGTCTGCGGTGGCAGTAATTTGCGCGGCCATACGAGCGTAACCATTAAAGCGACCTTTGCTGAGTGTCAGTGATCAAAGACGCCATGTTTGATTTCACCTGCTTATAGGACTGCGTCACCGACACCTGAACAATCGTGCCGCTTGCCGTCTGGATTCGCTGGTCCGCGATCGCGGACATTCTTCCCGAGTCGTCCGTTAGATTGATCGCCACGACGTCACGGCTCGATTTGCCCGACGGAACCGACGGCGATGCAATCTGCACCGGCACCTTGCCGCCTGCCGGCAGCGGAATGACAGCCTCTTGACCATGCACCACGCCAGCCGGTTGACCGCGCTTGCCGCCCGTGTTCGCCGTACCGGATGAAAACCCGAACAACTTTCCGATGCCGCCAAGCAACGAACTGAAAATTCCGCCCCCGCCTCCAGCAGAACCCGACTTTGTATCAAAGATGCTGTTTACGGCCATATCGAGAAGCTTATCGGCAACCTTGTTCAACGCGTTCGAAAGCGCTTCGGCGCCCGATTTGCCGTCCTTTAGGTCGGAAATGAAGCCCTTGAAAACGTCCTTTTCCAGAGACGCCCATTCTTCGGCGTTCTTCCGGATCTTGTTCTGCGATTCGGAAAGCTGCTTTGCCTCAACGGATGCTTGCGCGTAGCCGGTTGCGAGCTCGGAAATTTGATCACGCAACTGTGGTGTGATTGTCAGTCCCGATCGCTGCGCGTCGGCAAGCAATTTCTGTTCAGCTTTGGCTTTCTCGAGCGCGAACCCGTAATCATTCACAAGTGGGTTGACCGCCGCTTGTGCCGCCGTCGACTCGCGCAAGGCTGCGGTTCGTTCCTTGATGCCCGAAACTTCATCCTTGTAGGAATTCGCGCCGCGTTTCGATGCCCCGCCTCCGCGTTTTCTGCCGGCTAGCGAGCCGTCGGCCTTAAACTCCCCCGGCAAGCCCTGGAGTTCGATCAGCGGGCGCGATTCCGGTGTCGGCACGTCTTTCGGCTGAAACGATTCCTGCGTCTGGAATTTTCCGTTCTCGGAAAACAACGGCGACAACGTTCCGAGCGCTGGACCGTTTTTGCCGATTGCCAGCGCGTTCAACGCTTCTTGGCGGAAGCGCATGGCCTGTGCCGTCGCGCCCGCGATCGTCTGCCCGAGCCCCGCGAATTGAGAAGCAAAGTCAGCGAGAGACGGAATTCCCGCACTATAAACGGTGGACGCAAGAGCTTGCGTAACAGCATCCATATCCTGCGTCGTCGCTTTACCGTCTTCAACCTTCTGCCGAAGATTTTGAAACGCATCGCTGATAGAGTTTATCGTTTCTTCACTTTCACCCGCCAGACGCAAATCCTGAAGCAAGGCAGCAAACGCAACATTGACGTCTTCTACTTCTTTACGAGCAAGTGCCCATTGATCGCTCGCGAGTCCTTCCGAAGCCTTGATCAGTTCGGCCGCGTCTTTCGCGCTAGCGAGCGCATCAACGTAAGCCTGAAGTGCAGGCACGGCATCGCCCCAAGTCTTCGCGACGTTCTGGATAAGTTTTGCTTGTTCCTCAATGACCTTGTTTGCATCCTCGCCACCAGACATCACCGAAGCGAAATATTGCACCGCCGCGCCGCCAAGGCCGATAATTGCGAATGTGAGAAGCGAAAACGGATTGAGCGCTGACGTTATGGCGCCGGTCAAAAGAGACCCGAACGACTTGATGTTGCCGCCTGTCTGCTGGAATAGTTGTGATATCTGCGTACCTTGCTGAATCATGATCAGAAAAGGCGATTGACCGCCCGCAAGCTGCACGCCGATATCGTTCAACTGTGACGCAAGGTTCGCCGTATAACCGGACGTGTTCTTAACCGCGTTACCGGCATTGTTGATCTGTGGAACAGCTTTGCCGAAGGCACCGAAAGATTTTCCGATGTTGTCGTTTGCACCACGAAACGAATCTTCCGTTTGCTGTGCGGCTTTTGCTGCGGATTTTACGAGCGAAGCAAGCTCGCGTTCCATTCGTGCCTGTGTGACACCAATCTGAACAAGCAATCCGCCGCTATCAGCCGTTTCGGCCATTTAAAATCCCTCGATCCCCATTTCGGCTAGACGCTCTTCGCTGATGTCGCCCTTGCCTCGTGGCTTCACGCCGTTCGCAGCTTTCCAGCCGTCAAAACATGCGTTGAATTCCCAAATGGTCATCTGATCGACGTCACGCGGCGTGAAGCCCATGACTTGACCGGATGCGTAGAAAGCCGAGAACTTTATTCGCCCCCGGCTGTCGACTCCCCCTCGTCACCGCCAGTCTCGCCCGTCGGGTCGTCGGGTTCACCCATTACGGCATCACGAAGGATTTTCGTCGCCAGCAATGCCGATCGGTAAAGCGCCGGGGTGTTTTCATCGAAGATCGAGCCGACAAGCTTTTTCGCTTCCGGTTCGGTCATGCCGCCGCCGATCAACCCGAGCCGGATCGTTTCAATAATGTCGTCAACGAACCATTGCGAGCCGGCAACACGCCCGAGAAGAAAAAGCGGCCCGACACCCGTTGCGGACTGAAGCGCGCGCAATTGGCCGATACCGAGCCGAAACGGGTGTTCCCCGCCATCCCAATTGTACATGCCGTTATGCCTTGTTCGCGATAGCCGGCACGCCGTCGAAACGGATGTTGATTTCGCGCGTGACCTTCTGACCCTTCGTACGGGCGTCGGTCATGGTGACGAGCAACGCCGGTCCAGATTCGGTTTCGGGATCGCCGCTGGCGGCAGCGGTGTTGCGAACGCGAATGTTCCGCGTCGAACCCGAGCGCCACCAATCCATCATGACCTTGTTGGATGTCCGCGCCCAAACGCCGGTTGCGTCCACGGTGACCGTTTGCGACCGTACGGCAACCTCGATCGAGACAGGCAACGACTCGTCGTCGCAATCGGGAACTTCCGTTTCGTCAACATTCGACGTGCGCGTAATCGTGACGTCGGTCATGCCGCACAGCGCGGCGTAGACACCAGGTGCGCCGATCGGATCCGTTTCGACGTCCAAAATCAGTTCTTCATATTTTTCGGTGATTGCCTTCGCCATGGCGTTGCCTTTCCTGCCTCTACAGCCGCTTCCACAACGTCATGCGGCAAATTCTGTGGTTCCGGTGACGGTTCCACTACAAACGCGACGGATTGCGCCGGCCGACGATCAAACTCGAAACGCTCATGAAAAATCGCTCTCATGGCTCTTCAATCAACGCCTCGAATTGCAACACACCGTGGTAGTTAATGCCGTCTGGTTCTTCTAACACGTTGGAACGTATGAAACGAATAGAATGTAACGCGTTGTCGGTCAATTCCCCATCATAATTGTGCAACGATTGTTTCACGCGGCCCATCTGTTCCTTCAGTTCGGCCATGCCGTCCTGACTGTGATAGAGGTTCACTTGAAACTGATGGTTCGTGCCTGTGATACACTCGTCATCATCTTCAATGACGTCTTCAAGGCCGAAGTCAATGAACCCCATCGGCTGTTGCGGCGGCGCACGATCGAACACCGGCCACGTGACGTTAGGGTCCGTCGTCAGCCGCTTATAAATCATGTCCTGAAGATCGAGCGAGGGTGTCATACCATGCCTATATCTTTGATCGCTTTGCGGATTGCCCTGGTCAGTTGACCCTTGACCTTCCGCTTATTGTTGCGCCAAGTGCTGAAAAAGAAGGGGTTCCCGGCCCATTTGCGTGTGCCGAATTCAACCCATCTGGCGTAAAAGGCTTCACGGTTGCCGGCGTAAATCGTCAGCTTCGTTGTGCCCTCTTTCTTCATGCCGGTTTGAACCGAGCCGAGCGCGACCGTTCCCTTTGGGGCATCCCCCCAAGTCCACGCGATACTGTCACGCAGTGCACCAGGCACGACGGGTTGCCCCTTGTGCCGCTTGTCGGAACGAATATCGGGCGGCCCGGTGTAGACAGGCGCCCGAGACTTCATTTGTGCGACGACTGAATCGGCCGCCTTCGCCATCGCTTCACGAACGCGCTGTTCAACGAGCTTCGGAAACTCGACCGTTAACTTTTTCTGAAGCTCGGGAACACCCGTAACCATCGCGTCACGCGTTACGCGCAAGTACCGCGATTTGGTACTTGTTCGATGCACCCGCGCTGTTAACGATTGTCAGAATGTCGGCGGTCGCCGGGGTGACGGTCTTGATACCGGCCGCATCACCGGCCGCGAGCAAGAACACCGCACCAGGCTTCAGAACAAACGGCATGGCCGTGGCGAAAACGCCGTTGGTGCCACCGCCGATCGTCAAATCCGTGGTATTCAACGGCGTGCCGGCACGCGGCTTGTTGATGACCACCAGCGCCACGAGCTCGACGGCGGCAATGGTCGCCCCGAACGCGTCAGCGAGAACGCCGGCAAGATCCAGGCTATCCGTTGCGGCGGTCGCAAGCGTGCGTTCGTCCACAAAGGCGATGTTTGCTTTGCCGACGGTGACACCATCCGTGAGTTGGATCAGCGATTCAAGAACCGGTTCGAAATCGGGGCCGCCGAAATCATTCGAGCCAATTTGCGAAATCTTGAGACGTGCGAGAATTTCAGCAGTGAGAGTCATCCGAGTTGCACCCCTTTTTCAACCACGATTTCAACATCGCGGCTGCGTTGATCCGGATTTTCAAGCGAATAGATCCGGTGCGGAACATCGCCGGATTGCTCATGAATGACGATAATATCGGCAGGCGTCACACCGCGAACGGCGGCGCAATCCTGTAGCGTCACGAAAGCGACCGTCGCCGCCTCAAGACGGCCCGCCTGGACGCGCTCGCGCCCTCGCTGCGGCTTGTATTCGACCGGCACACGAACAAGGCCGGGGAGCTCAGTCCAATTGCGTGTCTTCGAACCGCCAACACCGACGGCGCCGGTATCGCGTTTGAAGGTCGCAAGCTTGCCCATGCTTCCCTGTGTCGCCATCAGAAAGCCCACCTATGCGGAGCAATCAACGCGTCGACAGAGTGAGGGATTTTCGCGGGAATGCCGCCAAACGTCACCGGCTCGCGATTGCGATACCAATGAGCAACAAGAATCTTGATTGCCAGCGCGAGCGATTCCGGCACCGTCGCGTAACCATGCGTCGTGGTGACCGAAATCGGGTCGTCTCGATCGGTGTCAAAGGTCGGAAACACGAACTCGTTGTTAAAACGGATATAATCCGGATAGACGCTATAAGCGGCGCCGTCGACTGTCTGTTCAGAACCACTTTCGTCAAAATACTTAATCACTGCCGCCGTAGCGTCGGTGAAAATCGTCTCCATCTTTCGGCACCAGTTGCAACGCGTCACTTGCCACGCCTGCGATACGATGCAGCGGTTCAATATGCCCTGATAGCCGTCCAGGTGCGAAGTCGCGGCCTTAATGAGCGCCGTCAAATATGCATCATCATCGGAATAAAACACCCGCAAGTGAGCCTTTACGTCTTGCAACGTAACGGGGTCACTTGCGGGCGGTGTAATCAACTTCGGCTTCATTTAAGCGGCCGGAATGGGCGGCAGTCCGACCGACGGCTTCGCAGCCTTGGCTTTATCGGCCGCTTCTTTCTCGGCAGCAGCCTTTTCATCGGCGGCTTTCTTCGCGGCGGCGCTGGCGGCAGCGGCTTTATCGGCCGCGTCCTTTTCAGCCGCTTCTTTCTCGGCCGACTTCGCTTTCACTCGATCGGTTGCTGAAGCCTTCTTTTCCGCAACTTCATGAGCTTCGCCGGCTTCGATGAACACTTCGCCGAGCGCGTCGGAAACGACAAAGACGCCGTCTTTCTCGGGGCCGCCGTCCTTCGGATAAGCCCGAACGGTCGCCCCGTCATCAGCGCCTTTGACACCGTCTTTCACAATCTTGACTTTGATCATTGTCGAATACCTTGTTGACGCCAGTGGTTAGTTGACGTTGCCGCGCACGTTCGGCTGTTCGATGCACACCGCCGAATAGGAGGCGGCGCCGGTATTTGCAGCCGGTGTGAGGGTCAGACGCGTGTAACGCTTGTAACCGATATAACCGAGTGTCTTGACGATGTTGTCTTCACTGAAGATGAACGACGCGCCCGCTTCGGTGCCGAGCAAATACGCATCGTCCACAGCCGTGAAGCCCGAGCCGGAAGAGTCGGACTCTTCAAGAAGCGCGGTCAGCGTCATATCCGCGTCGACCAACGAGCCGGCATGAATGACGTAGGTGTGCGACTTGGATCCGCGATGATCCTGGACGACACCCACGGAAGCGGTGTTGTCGGCCGGGTCGGAATGCAGAACCGGATTTACGGTGATATTGTCTTTAAGGTCACGGGGTGCCATTGGTTTTCCCTTTCAGAATTGACGAAAGGGGCGGAACTAGCCGCCCCATATGCCATCCGGTGCCGTTTACGAAACCGAGAATTTCATGAACTTCGCGGCGTCGAAGTCGAGCGCATCGCCGCCGACCCGCTTCGTGGTGTAGAGCTTGACAAAGCCCTTTTCCGTGTAGGGGTCGCGAAGAACGCGAATGCCCATACGGTCCACGATCTGATAGGCGGCCTTGAAGTTGCCGAAGCCAACCGAAAGCGCGTTGGACGCGATATCGGGCATATCTTCGGCTTCAACAATGTCATAACCGAGCAACGTCCCGCCCTGCCGCTGACCGAAATCCGGCTGCCACAGATAGTTGCCGTCGCCATCCTTCAGCGTGCGGATGTAGCCGAGCGTTTTCCGGTTCATCGTCCAGTTGGCGCCGGTGCGGTAGGCCGCTTTCAGTGCCATCACGAGATTGATCAGAAAATCGGTGTTGGTGATGCCGGTCGTACCGCCAGAAGCGATATGTTCAAACACCTGCCAGTTGCGCGTGGCGTCGGGCGTTGCTGCCGTGGTGTACGTCAGAATGCCGCGCGGCTTGTTGACGCCGTCACCCGAGAACGTCGCCGTGTTCTCGACGCGGGCGAACTTGTCGGCGACACGGGCCGAAAGCCATGCTTCGATGTCGAAGCTGGAGTCGTCCAGGAGCTTTTGCGTTACCTTCGGCATTGCGTATTGCTCGTGAACGTCGATCCGCCACTTGCCAAGATCCGGCGTACCGGTTTCGGGGCGCGGCTGCTTTTCACCGACCCAACCCGTATCAAGGTCGTCGCGGTCGATCAGACCTTCAACGGCATCGGTGCCGATTGACATGACGCTGAAAAGCTGACGAGCCGGCGACGTCTCGAAAATCTTCTTGATGATGCGACCGGACATATCCGGGGTGACGGTGTAGCCGCCTGCCGGATCGCTGCCGACTTCCATCAGGTTCCGAACTTCGGAGAAACGGCGGTTGTCGGCGCCGACACGCATATAAGCGTCCAGGCCGTTCGCGTATTTCCCAAGGTCTTCCGCGCTGACGTCGTGACCGACGGTCTTGGAAAACGCCTTTGCCTGCGCCTGGATATCGGACGTCGCGCCCGAGCCGGCGAGATCGTTCGCGGCGAACTTTTCCATGATCTTCGTGATTTCCGCCCGAACTTCGTCAAGCGAAACGTTGATCTTGTTGACCTTGTCGGCCTGGAGCGGATCGTTGACGCCCTTTTCCAGTTCCGTAAGGCGTTTGTCATTCTCGACTTTGAAATCGGCGAACGTCTTGTTGAAAGTTGCGATCATCGCCGCAGCTTCGGGAGCTTCGTTACGTGCACCGGCCGCGCCGATACCACGGAACGATGCACCGTGCATCATTCGATTATGAAAGGTCATGTTATGCCCTCATTGTTGCAAGTAGCTCGTGAAAAGCGTTTGTAACGTCGGTGACGTTATTTTCATGACTTGCATCACGCGGGGTCATAATTTTCGCGAATGTATCAGCACGCTCTTTACGTGACAACCCCGCTTTCGCCATTGACGCCTCAATACGGCGGCGCGCAACGATGGCGTCACGGTTTTTCTGTGGAATACTTGCGGCGGGGTCCGTTTCATCTTTGAATTCACCATCGGCAAATTTCATTTCAACCGCTTCGGCGGCGGTCATCCATGTGCCGTCGCTGCGACGATTCGGACCAGCAAGCATTGCCATGATTTTATCGTCACTCAGGCCGGTACGCGCCGAATAGACCGACGCAAGCGACTTGTCGATTTGACCGAAAATCGTGACAGCTTCGGCGAAGTCGTCACCGTTTCCGATGATGACACCCCACGCCTTATGAACCATCATCATTGAACCGACGGCGATTTGGATTTCGTCGCCGGCCATCGCAATCACACTGGCGGCGCTGGCGGCGATCCCGCGCACGCGGACGGTGACTTTCGCCGGATGTTCGCGCAACAGATCGTACATCGCCAGGCCGTCGAAGACGTTACCACCAGGCGAGTTGACATTGACGGTGATGTCGCGCGGGCCGATGTTCCGAAGGATACCGGAAAGCTTGCTTGTGCTGAAACCGTCACCAAACCAATCTTCCCCGATCGGTTCATAAATATTGATGGTCGTATCGTCGCCGGCAGCGGCAACAACGCGTTCCATCCATTCCTCGATAGCCGAGCTCGGAGCGTCATGCTCATACCAAGTCGGCTGACGAGCCATTACACGACCCTTGGGGAGATTTTTAAGCAGGCTCATTGTTCGGATCCTCTAATGGCGGACCGCCGTTGTGTCCGATATCGGGGTTTTGGTTCGGGGGTGCGGCGTATTCGTCGCCCTCTGGGTCCGTGCGCGGATTCATGTCCAGCAAGGCGCGAATGTCGTTCGGGCTGTAAACACCCCACTGGCGACCGCGCGTGAACGCATCCCATTGTGCTTTGGTGTCGCCCTTCAGGAGCGCTTGCGGGAAAAACCGGACGTCGAGGCTTTCCCACTCGTTTTCGTTGATCGTGTCGCGCTTCAGCGCCTCTTGCCACATGACAAGCCAATCATTGAGCGTGTACGTGACAAAGCCGATATTCTGTTGCTCGATACCCGAACCCCAGGACGTTGTTTTTTCGGTCGCGCCGATCATGTGCGGCGGAACGCCAAAGAACATCGCGATATCGTATCGCTGAAAGTCTCGGGATTGGATAAACTGAAGGTCGTTCGCCGACATAGACGTTTTGACCAGGTCGGCGCCTTCCTCAAGGATTGCGGTCTTGCCGGTATTGTCGACACCGGTCTTACGCTTCTCCCAAGATTCCTTCAGGCGTTCATATGCCTCTTTCGACATTTTTTCCGGATGCCGAATTACGGTATCGATGAACGACCCGTTTTTCATCAGCGTGGAAGCGGCTGTTTCGCCGTCAAGTGCGATCGCCAGCGATTCCCGCATATGCGACAGGACCGACAAGCCGGCATAGCCGTTCAGCGACAGGCCGCGCAAATGCAGAACGTCCGCCGATCGATACACGCGCTGCGAACCGTCGGCCGCCGTGATCGTGTATTTCATCAGCAAGTTATTCTCTTGCTCGATCAACACCCGATCGGGATGGATAGGAATAAGGCCGACTACTTGCCCGAGCGCCTTGACCTTCAGCGCAACGGCGTTGCCGCGCAACATCACGTGCGCTTGCATCAGTTGCTTGAATTCTTTCGGCGTCTGCCAGGCGTTCGGGCGGACGGTCAACACCTTCCGGAGCGGGTGCGTAACGGCGGGGTTGCGTACCGTCTCGCTTTCGCGGCGAATAAGGTCCATCGGTAGCCACGACACGACGCCGGAAATGATATTGACGCAGCGATAGGCCGCCGCAACCTTCATGGCGTTGTTTTCGGTGACCGAGCGTCCGCTTATCGACCTATTCGAGCCGTCACGCAGGAAATCTTGAATTTCCGCATCCGTTGCACTTGAAACGTCGATCGTTTGCCCGATCGCGGCACGGATAGCCGATGTTAGAAAATTTGCCAAACCGGCATTCCCTGAATGAAACGTTGCGTGCGCGCCAAAGTGATATCAAACGTGACGACACGTTACAACAGGGCAAGCTAGTTTTACACCATGAGAATTCCACGATCCTCATAGACAGACTTCGTATCCTCGATCAGCATCCAACGAGCCATAGCCATGATTTCCGCAACCGGGCCGTCAATTTTGTTCTCTGCCCGGTCCTTACGGGGATACACGTTGTCCTTGGCGTCAGCCTTAGCGACGACGTTAGACAGCATCCATGTATAGACAGGGTCACCATCATGCGCGATGGCACGCGAACGTATCAAGCCCTCGATTTCCTTCATAGGTTCGGAAAAATTCAGCACGTTCGGCGCAACTTCCACACAGTTGACACCTTTTTCTATCAATTCCGATACCATCATACGGGCCTGATGCTGGTCGAAAGCTAGTTCCTCTACCTGAAATTGCTCGCAATCATCAAGAATATCGTCACGAACGATCACGTAATCAATCATGTCACCGGACGTTTCTGTAATCCATCCGTCGTGAACCCACCCTTGATAGTGCTCGTTTTCGCCAAGTGAAATCGTCTTTTCCGGCAGATAATACGACCCGAAACGCGCGTATTTATATCCTTCGTCCTGTAAAATCTTCGCAATGTCACAATTGCACTGATCAAGACGAAACAAATACTCTTTCGCGGCAATATCGACTTTTGACGCAAGGTCCAGGCCGATTTTTACCGGCTGATTATAGAACATTTCGAGCGTTAGCGTCGGTTTTTCCGATTCGATCCACCGTTGTATGTTGAAATACGCATCTCGTGCCTGCACCCAAAGGTTAAGATGCTTCGTCTTGAACGCACCAACCTTGCGTGACGACTGTATCGCCTCGCGCTGCATCGATTTGAGGAATTCGGCGCGTACCGAGATATCGTAATTCGGGTTTGCCTGCCGTAGTGCGAGCTCCGAAGTCCAATCAATGTCTGGATCCGCCGCATAGATCATGCCGAACAACTCATCATTAACGATGACCTTTTCAAGCACCTTCTGAACGTCAAGCTGCATCGCGTAGCAGGGACCGGCGATGTTGTCGCCCGCTGTGGAAATGATCAGCAACAGTGGCTGATCACGGGCACCCATGCCGGTCTCAAACGTCGAAACCATCGCGTCGGCGTCGTGCTCGTGGTATTCGTCCACGATTGCGCACGACGGGCTTGCGCCGTCACCAGGGTTGCCGACGACGGTTTCAAACTTGGCGCCATCCGCCATCTTATAGAGGTTGCTGCCGGCGCCCTTCCCTGTCTCGACGCCGTAGTAAGCGACAAGCTGCGGCGAGCTCTTCGCCATCAGCCGAGCAGGCTTGAAAACTTCCCATGCCTGCTTTTCGTTGGTCGCGCCTGAGTAGACTTCAGCGCCGAATTCCCCATCGGCGCAAAACATGTAAAGCCCGACGGCGGCGGCCCACGCTGATTTGCCATTCTTGCGGCTTTCGAGCACGAACGCCTTGCGAAAGCGCCGCAAACCGTCGGCAACGCGCTTCCATCCAAAAATGGACATTGTCTTGAAGCACTGCCACGGTTCAAGGATCAGCTTTTGCCGCTGCGCCGCCCATCTTCCCTTTGTGTGTGGCAGCAATTCGATGAACCCGCACACCTTTTCAGCGGCCTTTTCATCGAAATAATAGGGAAAATCGTCGGTTTCTTCGTCTAATGACGGTCCGACCTTTGCCCGGTGCAGATCGTCAAAGTGCCGCTGACAGGCTAGTTTGGTCCATTTACCGGCAGGAATCGCCCCCGAGAGAACATCAAGGGCGTATTGCGTGCCCTTTTCGACATGCGTCCAGGTGTGCGAGGCTCTAGGGAACACGCCGGCAGGTATTCCGAGCATGTCAGCGGACCAAGCCGCGCGGAACAAACACCTTCCTCAAATCCGCTTCAAAGAACGCGTCAAACAATTCCTCGTCGGAAAGGTGTTCATCTGGCAAACGGTTGCTCGTCACCATTGGTCGCTCAAATGAAGGCGGCATTTCACCGTACGAAATCGCTCGCTTGTGTCGCTCTATCGTCTTCATGTCACTGGTCCAGGATCGCGAACGGGTTTTCTTTCCGATCGCCGATTTGCGCGCTTACGCGCGATCGAGCGGCCGGCGATAGTCCGAATTCGATCAGCAGCGATTGAGCGTGCCGCATCGATTCATTTCTCATTGCGACTTCCGGCCGTGACTTCCACACGCCTTTGCCATTCAGATAAACATACCCTTCCGATTCAATCGTCGCGGTGTGTTCCTCGACTTCGTGAAGCCTGGACGCCAGCAAGCCGAGCATCGGGATATCCTCGACGTTCAGAATCTTCATGCCCGTGAGATACACGGCCAACTGACGGAAGATTTCGGCGGCACGGAAATTCAGATACTCGGGCGGCGCCGGCAGATAATTAGGGACGTTGGCAGGCGGCGCGTGGTCGGCGTCCCGGCACGATTGATACGTGCCCTTCAATTGCTTGAGTGCCGTAGGTAACGGCCTGGACCCGCCACCCATCGCCGCTATTCCCCGCCCCGCGCCAATTCGTCGGCGTGGTCAATGAGCTCGTCAAAGAGCGTTCCTTGCTGCTCGGGTCTATTTACGACAGTATCGTAAGCGGCGGCGGCGCCGGCAAAGAACATCTTTTCGAAATTCCGCCGCTGTTCCGGCGACAAGCGCAGATTGCCGAAATAACGGTCAAGCACTGTATCGAATTCGCTTCTTAGTGGCGCATAAGTTTTATCGATAATCATTTCAGCCCCAAAAGCCTCCAACCCAAAGCAATCCGACGAGGATCGATTTCAACACAAAATCGACAGTCCATTTTCCCCAAAACTCGCGCCAAGGAACAAACCCCTGTGCACCGTTCCGGATCATCACCAACCGCAAAACAGGCGTACCGAGAACGACCAGGCCGAGCCAAACCGCCAACACCCATTGTGCGACACCAAAGGAATACATTCCTATTCAACCCTTCCTAGCAAACGAAGAACAAAAAGAGAACATCTAATTTTGCTCCAGGCGTTGTTTGTGCTTGGCGTGGCACGGGGAATCGCACAAACACTGATGGTTTTCCGGATCCACGAACAACGACCAGTTACCGCGATGGGGTGTCACATGGTCGACCACCAAACGGGACGTCTCGTGCCCCCAATTCCTTCCGCACATCTGGCAAGCGTAGTTGTCTCGTCGCATTGCTGCCGGTCGCAACTTCCGCACCCAAATAGCGCGTTTATACCAAGCACGGTAAATCCGCTCGTCGGCAACCACATGGCGTGCGGCGCCGACGAGACGAGGTTGTTTATGCTTGGGAGGCGCGAGCGGCATCTTCAGCCTTGATTTCGTCGGGCTGAACTTCATGGATGCGAAGATCCATGCTGGACGTGCAATAGAAATCCTGCGTTTCGCCGGCAGGGACACGACCGCCGTAATTGACCGGCTCGCCTGTCTTCGGATCGACACCCGTTACGTCGACGGGCCAACCATGATTTGCCTGAACCTTCACCGTCGTTGTCATAACCATTTCCTTCAAGCGTTACAGCATGTGACATAATCTGACATAACGGTTGCACGGTCGCATTTTTATGTCAACTCGAAACGTTACACATTTAACGGGAATGTTACGCACCGCCCGCATTTTTGCACTGAGTGCAATATTTCATCAAGTGCAACATTGCGTCTGGTGCTGTTTTGTCCGGACGGTGCACCAGCGAAAATGTGACTAGGGGGCCGGTCCGCACCGTTTTTACCCCTAGACTTTCCACCCACCCCCCGTACGGGTCAAAATCGGTGTTTCACGCATCATTATTGCTGTTTCACGCAATAAAATTACGTTTCACATTCGATCTCGATCAATGGTCGACCATGACCAGGCGTTCGGTTCGATATTCGCTTGATTGTTCTCGATCCCCAAGACTGGCGGACCATCACGGCTCGTGCACCATCACAGTGCCACGACGTTGACCAAGGAACGCTGTCGACACCTACTCTGGTGTCACGCGCCATCCATCACCGTGCACCACGCCCCAAAGCGCCCTGTTCTCACTCACATTCACAGCTCTGTTCCATGCCTAATCATCGTCTGTTTATTTAGACGCAGCTTTAATTTAAGAAGACATGTACTTGATTGTATTTATTTAATTAGTGTTTTATTAGAGTTGTAATAACATATCGATAATGATAGAGACATCATTGATTTCATTATCTATTTTCTTGTTTATTTAGGATTGGTCTTAATAAAAGTAAATATAAATACTACCATAGATATACCATACCATACCACAACCGTTAAATATGGTATGGTACGCTGTACACTATAGGGGAGACCTGAGGGGCATTTTTGGCCTAAATCAAGCCCTATTAAGACGGCATATCAATAATATCATGACTTTACAAGCATGTCTCAATACTTCAAATGAATCACTCGATTAAGACATACCAAGACAGGCTCAAAATCATGGTACGCGTTTCACCTGTTTCGGAGCGGGATTGACATTAATAACGGTTTTAACGATCATTATTCGATACCACGGAGATTCGGGTAAATGATGTTACGCGGCACCATAATAATTGATGGTATGGAATTATCGGCAACGATCAGCGTTCCGCATAAAATAACGGGTCGCATTGTTAAATATCGCAACGGAAAACTGCGCGTATATAAGAATGAGAACGGTCGACAGGTTCACTTGGGATATTATGAGAATGAAATCGACGCACAGCGAGCAGCACGGCTAGGCCGAAACCTCACGCCGGCTAAACCTGTGAATGATGGTATCCGCAAGACAGCGCGCGGCTATAGGGTGTCGTTGACGCTCCGTCGCGGCCACACGGTGAAGCTCGGGGAATATCCGACCAGGGGCAACGCAATGCTTGTCCGCGACGTGGTGGCGCGACGTGCCGGCATTGCTGCGCTTGTTCCGGACTATGAAATGCCGCTTGCATTTGTAACAAATCCGGTGGCTCGATCTTACATTACGGATATCGTCCGACCCGCAACGATCGAGGAAACGACCATATTTTTCATACGGGTCGCCTCAATAAATGACATAAATTAACCTATATTAAGTTTGTACATTTGACATTTGACGCGCTGCAATGTAAAAAGTATTTGTCAAATTCGTTTCCCGCCAGGAGAAATTATATGTCAGTGCGTGAGTTGCTGTTGAACCGTAAAAACGAGATCGCGGCAGAGATTGAAAAATTGCAGACGGAGACGCGCGAGATCGACAAGATGTTGTCCGTGACGCTGACGGTGCCCCCTGCCGTTATACAGCGAGCGACACCCCCGGAACCGGACCAGCGACCGACCACGAAGGACGAGGCAATCATTGACGCGATCAAGGCCGGTAACAACACGCCCGCCAAGATATCCGGCTACATCCGCCAAAAGCTCGGGGTCGACGTCAACGACGCATCCACAAGAACGCGCCTCAGCCGCATGAAGGCCGCCGACAAACTAAGTCACGACGGCTTCGGCTGGAAACTAAAGTAACCCGCGACGTCACCCGCGACGGAAACCCCATACCGTCACCATAAGAGCGCTCCCTAACCGGGGCGCTTTTTTGTTGCGCAATGTAAAATCTATTTGACACGTTACGACCGACGCGTTACAAACGTTACATAGACAACGGGAGTGACGCAAATGAACCGCATCGAAGCAATCGCCGAACTGAAGTCCTTCACCAAAGCGTCAAACGCAGCCTGGAAAGTTCTCATGAACGATCCGCGCGTAATGGCCGACAAGACTGCTACACACACGCCGGAATTGCTTCAGGCTTGGAACAACGCCGCCGACGCGGAACGTATGTTCCGGGAAAAGCACGAACTGTGCGATTACCCCAACCGCCGCCGCTCCAATTAGGAGCGGCACACATGGCGCTTAGTATCCCTCCTGTTGTTTTTTCTAAGCGCTCGGTTTTGTCCGACGAGGAATTGACCGAAGCGCTTACGAGTGCGGCTCGTATCCTTGCCGGAGGCTGTTTCAATAATAGCTATCATAAACAATCTGAAGTGAAACGGTTTGTCCAAATTTTGGAAGCCGTGACGCCTTTGGAATACGCCCAAATGTGGCAAGCGTTGTTGCCGGACCGCGACAGACCTGATTGGACCAAGTGTTCTTTATGGGAAACAGTCACCGGTCAAAAAACGATCGGTATGTGAAATGTTCCCCCAAACCCGTTACATTATCGCCGCTCTTGCCGCCTGCTTCATTGCTGAGGCGCTGTTTATCAATTGGATGCTGACATGACCGACGTGACGCGTGGGCAGCTCTTGCTGCTCGGATATAACATTCTCGCCCGTGTTGAAAACACCACCACCGACGGTTTCGACTTTTACGTTCAAAACGGCGCATGGAACGGACGATACATCTTTGAGGGCGAACGACTGTTCATGAAAGAATTGAACAAGTGGCACGAAGGCATAAAAATAATTTGTGCGGAACAACCGCCCAACGACGTCTTACTGGGTGGTTATAATTCCGTCATTCCTTGGATGCTGTCACAGGTGTCGGCATGATCCCCGCCGCAAACGTCATGATGCCGCACGCTCCGTATGAAATCATGCTCTTGCCGATGATCGTTTTCGTTGGTCTTGCGTGGCTCGCGCTGACGATCGGCGGTCAGAAATGACAGCGATCATATCCGCATGCGGCACGTATCGTTACCGCCTGGAGCGCACTTGGTCGACCAGTCCGAAGGTCGCATTCATCATGCTCAACCCCTCGACGGCCGACGCTGAAAAGGACGATCCGACTATTCGCCGCTGCGTCTCGTTTGCGAAGTCATGGGGTTATGGCGGCCTGATCGTCGGGAACCTCTTCGCGCTGCGGTCAACGGACCCGAAAGCGCTGATAAGTGCACCCGACCCGATCGGACCGGACAACGACGCTCATTTGCGAGCGATAGCCTTATGTGCCGAACGTGTCGTTTGCGCATGGGGTGCCCACGGTTCGCACCATAACCGCGATAAGCACGTGACCAGGTTGTTTAAGCTTCAGCACGAGCTCGCGTCATTAGGTGTCACCGGCAAGGGACAACCGAAACACCCGCTTTATATCGCGGCAACAACCGAGTTGAGGAACTTCGAATGAGTGTCATTCACAAGCAAGAATTACCAATCTTCAAAGCCAATTCCAATATCATTACGCTTCATCTGCCGCCGTTCGCGCGCATCGTCCGCGTTTCGCGGCAGTATCCCGGCGATCCGTCGGTATTCGTTTGGTACATCTGCAACCCGAGCTTGCCGGCAGATGAAGCGGTTCGAATTGGGGTCTTTGGTACGGGTCACGCGTTCCCGGCGACGATCATCAACGACTATTTGGGAACCGAGATTTTCGATAACGGAGCGCTCGTTTTGCACTTCTTTCTTATGGGGAACACACATGACCAAGGTTAACATCAAAGACGAAGCAATTGGCCGCTCGGATCTGTTCCGCATGCCGCCCGACAAGCTGCATATCAAGGAAGACTGGAACAGCCGCAACGATAGCGACCCCGAGAACGAAGCGCACGTTGAAAGCTTGACCGTCTCGATTATGGAAGTCGGCGTGAAACAACCGCTGACGATCTATCAGGATAGCGGCACGTTCTATGTATCGGACGGCCATTGCCGACTGAAGGCGGTCCGTCGTGCGATCGAGCGCGGCGCCGATATCAAGTCCGTGCCGGTGCAGCTTGAAGAGCGCTACAGCGACGAGGCGGACCGGATATTCAGTCAGATCGTGCGGAACTCGGGCAAACCCCTCGCCCCGTTCGAAATGGGGCGCGTCTTCAAGCGGCTGCTTGCGTTCGGCTGGACTGTGGATGATATCGCCAAGAAAAGCGGCATCAATCGCGGATGGGTTACCGAGCTCCTGGAGCTTCAGGCGTCGACCGCCGAAATTCAAGAAATGGTGTCGACGGGCCGGGTGTCTGCCACATTGGCAATTGAATCGTTGCGCAAGGATGGCGACAAGGCCGGTGAAGTGCTGACACAAGCCGTTGCCACCGCACAGGCGGCCGGGAAGACACGCGCCACAAAGAAACACATCGTCCCGTATGCCGGCAAACCAAAGACCGGGCGCGAACGTCTTAAGGAATTGCTCGGAAAAGACGTGACCTGGAGCGCTACAGACGGCGCGACATATACGTGTAAAATGACGGTCGACCAATACGCCGAATTTAGATCGCTGATAGGGTTTTGATCGATGCGCACCAGGCACGTGTTGAAATACGGGACGCAAGAAACCTGGTGCGGCGTCGAAATCACCGGATGGTTTTTCACGAGCATTGATCAAGCGGCGGTCAACACGGAACCGATTTGTAAGAAGTGTAAGACCGCGATTATCGAATGCTTGAAAGCGACCCGCCCGTAACACGGCGGGTTTTTTATGTAAAACATATTTGACATGGCGTAACGTTTGTGACACTCTGTCCGTAACGAATGAAACGGAGATGTGCCAAATGTTTCACGATGACGCTGGAATTTCCGCCTGCATCCTTGAAGCCGACCGCGAAGACGTCAAATGGCGCCGCCGCACACTGTTCGTCGCCGGATGCCTTGTCGGCGCGCTATTGCTCATGGCGTGGCGTCTGACCGAATACCAGGCGTATATGGAGGCGGCGGCCCGTGTCTAAGATCCTGGAGCAATACGTTCAAGAAGCATGGCGGCAGGCGTGCGAATGCGGCCGATCGGAAGCGGTTCGTTTGATGCGTCAGAAGCCGGTGACGTACAGTGAACGGCCCGACGATGCTCCGCTTAAGGTGGTGCTCCAATGATCTATGGCGCGCTAGTCGTCGGCGGACCGCTCAACGGTCAACGCCTCGCACACACAAGCCAGACCGTTTTGACCGATGGCGAACATTATTCGTTCGGCCCGATCTATCTAGACCACAACAACGAACTGAACGTGTGGACGCCTGCCGGTCAATCCAGGCTCGAAACCTTGCGTAAGTTGCTGGAGCATTACAAGCCGTGAAAACATACAACGAAGCGGCCGAACACGCAGTTCAGCATAACTTGCCGCCAGCGAGCAATGACGACACGTGCAGCCATTGGCGCGAGCTCGGGGTGACCAGGCAGACCGGTTATAACTGGCGGCGCGATGGCGCCCCGCTGACGGCTCGTCTTGCCGTCGCATGGATGACGAGGGCGGACGGATGACGCTAGCGGGAAACGACCTGAGACGTGCCATGACAACCTTGGGCGAGTCGATCGCGCGCGTTGTCGAAGAGAACGAAGAGCTTAAAGCAAAGCTCGAAACTGCAAACGCTCTTGTCACGTGTTGTTGCGGCAACCCTGTGGACACTCACGGTATGGGTGACGGTCATTCGCCGGTCGACATGTATCATTACGCACATATGAAGATGGCCGAACAGAACGACCGTTTGAAAAATCTTCTGTGCCTCGCTGACGAAGCTTTAATATTGTCGCACGGCAGTTTTCCGTTAGACCGAACGACCGTTGCCGAAAGGCGTCTGAACGACGCCGCCAAGGCTGTGAGGAACGTCACAGGCGATGACTACAACAAGCGGAAAGCTATGGCAGCGCTCGCTTTGCTGGAGCACGATCGATGACCGCCACAGTGCCACAGATCCGGCAAGCGATGGCTGATCTTGCCGGCATTATCGAGACGTCACCACACGGTGACAAATATTGGCCGATCTTCGAACGCCTGGAGCGCGAACTAGCGAACCGGGACACGCGCGCCGCACGGTTGGCGGCGGCTCGGGCACAGGCGGCAGCATGACAGCGTCTTGGATCATCCGTGAGAAAGACACCGGCCGCGTGATTACCGAGACGTTCAATAAAGCTCTTGTCGACGTGCTGAACACGGCGCGATATGAAGCGGTGCCGATCCAGACGTATTTGGCGGGTTTGAACAAGGTGACGAAATGAGTAAAACTCTTTCGGAAAAGCTGATCGAGGCAGACGAACGCGGAAGCCGTTACCTTGCGGACGCGAACGAAGCGGCCGAACGCGGCGACACTGTGAAAGCAGAAAAGCTTTACGCTAAGGGTCAATATTGGCTCGATCGTTACAACAAGCTTGCGGGGAACAATTGATGACGGGTCTTAATATCCTCGCCAATAGGTGCCGACTTGAGCCGGAAGACGTTCGGCGTTTACTCGTGGAAATCCTTGAAGACGGACCGACAGCGGCAAGCGCTGCGCGGACGATCGCCGTTCGAATCGGTGGACCTTCAATGGAAACACCGCGCCTCACGCCGTCAGAACCCCCGGATCATAGCTAAGCGCTATCCGCTGCATCCGTTCCGCGCGCCACTCCAGCGACCCGCCGTCGCCATATTCGGGGCGGTCCGTGTCATGCCCGAGCATGCGCCGTCGAAACTCGTCATCGTACCCGGCTTCAAGCATCCGCTTTTCATATGAGTGGCGCAGCGAATAAACCCTGTGGTTGCTGGTCGGCAGCAATTCGTTCTTCCGCAGATGATACATCAGCATGCGCGATAGATTGAATTCGTTATCGAGGTACGCCGGAAAGCCTTTAGGCGCGCGCTTCATCGCTTCCAACGATATACCGACGAGGGGAATAAGACGCGCGCTGTTCTCAGTCTTAAGGTTACGCTCCTCATGGAAAGCTAGCGCCAAGTGCGGAACGGGTGCATCAAGGCGGATGTTCTCGGGGCGCAGATTGCAAATCTCCGACGGCCGGCAACCGGTTTCAATCAATGCCAAGAAGATCAAACGGAGCTCCTGTTTCATGACCTTCAGCGCATCGCTTTTCAGGAACACGCTTTCGATATAGGCCGCCTCGAATGGCGGGATGATCTTTCGTTGTTTCTTCGGATAAGCATATGACAGCCCGTCAAACGGGTTCTTTATTTCCAACTGGATATATCGCGCGTATTCCCTGAACAGCTTTCGAATGTTCCCGAAACGACGATTCGCCGTGTTCCCGGTGATACCTTCGGTCTTGATGCGCTGTTGAAAGTGATTGTGGAATTTGTTCGCGTCCGCCCGCGTGATATCGAGAATCGGTTTATCTCCGATCACCTCGCAAAACATATCAACCGAAATATTCTTGATCTTTTTCCAGTTGTCCGCTTGCGCTTCACTCATGCCGCGCAATTCGTCCAGGGCGATTTCCTCGATATAGAGTTTCATCGCTTCGCGAACGGTCAGTCTCGGTTCGTCGGCGCCGCCCAACACGGCTATTTCGTCGCGAGGAATGTTGACCGCTGCCGAGATCCGTCGAATGATTTCTTCCACGGTGGAATTCTCAGCAATATCAACCGCAGCCTTGTATTCGAACCCGAGCGCCACGGCCCGCGCCTTAGCCGCCGCATATTGCGCGTGTGCGGCCTGCGCCGGGTCGTCCAGGGCGAGTCCTTGCCAAAACAGATCGTCCGCCCGCTCCAGGGCATCCCGACGCAGCTTCGCCACTTCAAGGGACGCGGTCTTTAGAGAGACTTGCACCAGGCCGCGCCCGTCGAGCGAATGGAAGTGAGTCGGGACGCGCCGCACATAGTGCCACTTCTTGCCCCGTCGTTTGAGATACCGCATAGGGTCAAGATCGATTATGATAGTCTTCCGGGGTGGCAAATTAATATCTCCATTTGTAGTGCAATTAGTAATGCAAAAACGGAAACTTT